GAACCAGTGACGAACGCGAACACATCAACAACCAACCCCGAACCGGTCTAACTAAGGCGTGTCATCCTCAGGTTCTGGTGCTGAACCAGTAACTGCGATGTGCTTGCCTGAAACATTCTCCGAGATGATGGTGGCTAGCGCATCGGCATAGTCATCATGCTGCAATGATCTCGGAAGATCGCTTGATGTAGCGATCACTCGACCCAGTAGAGCGAGTGAGGCATACCTAGGTAGATCCCAGGCATACCAGTCGTCCCACTGTGTATGTGGATTGAATGGATTGTCTGATGTGCTGATGAGTTCGTACTCTTTACTCATTGGTGTCTTCACCCCTAAGTGCAGCGTTAAGGGTAGACACCGACACACCAAGAGCTGCCGCTACATCGGCACGGCTAGCCCTGTCATCCACGAGCATGTTCATAGCGCGACTGATGTCGGCATCGCTCATGCCCTTCTTGTTCTTGGGTGTAGCCAGTTCCTTGACCCGTTCCACATCGGTGTTCTCAAGGATCTTCTTCAGCTTGGTCTGTGTGATAGCACCAGCCTGAATGGCTTCCCACTGGGCGTCAGTGATCTTCACCTTGTGCTTCTTTGCACCAACTCTGATTCGAGCTGATGTGAGAGCTTTAGACTTGACCTTCTTCAGCTCAGCATCGTCGTAGTCCGGATTGGCTTCCTTCTTTACCCGGTACACGGCGTTTGCAACTACCTGGGCTTGCCTTTCATGGGGGGCATTCGACAGAGCAAGGTGTAGATCTGCATCCAGTTCCTTGACCTGTGCCGAGTAGACCTTTGCCGCAGAAGGCGAGTATTCCAGATTGGGCGTCTTGACCAGTTCTATACGGGCTTCATTGGCAAGAGCCTTGAGCCTGTTGGAATGGTCAGCATAGATGCGCTCGATCGGAGTGTTGGCTTCCGAAACGAGTGTGTGTGCATCATGCGTTTCTGCCAGCTTGGTCGACTTCATCGTCTTGGGGTTGCCAGGACTGTACTCTTCACCCGTCTCTACATAGACGAGCCTGCCGGTCTTGTGGTCGATAGGACCACCTTCGCTAGCAGGGCGAAGCTTCCTTGCCTTTACCCTAGTTTCAGAAGTAGCCCTTGACACGATGGTTGATGCACCACCATGTTGACCGCTAGCTCTAGGCTGATACTTCTCTTGGAGAGCGGCAATACCGTTCTCTTGAGCAGACAGCTTGTAATTGAGCTTGTGCTTCTCGGCGTCGATCACGACCATAGAGTGCTTTACTGCGCGAGCAATCTCGGTGTCAGGTGCACCCTGAATAGTCATGTCGGTGATGAGGTTGGAGATCTTCCCCATCTCGATACCCTTTTGACGCGCATCCATGATGGGCATTCCGTCATACTTCGGATACGCAGTCTTGGGGTCAAAGCCGATGAGTTCCTGCATCGGTGCTTTGTTACGCACCTTCTTCAGGTCGTTCGGGATGACAAGAACCGTGTCGCCATCGAAGTCAGCACCAGAGAGTCGCTCAGCAACCGAACTGTGAATCCCGACAGCATCCACAGCGTTACCAAGGAGTTTCTTGGCCTTGGCATGACGGTTGTTAACAACGAGCTCGGGAATCTCCGAGATGTGCCCATGCGGGAAGCGAACCAGAACTACGCGCTCACCATTCTTGAACGTAGGCGCATAGATCTCGGTAGGCTTCAAGGAGTTGACAGGCAGGATGACCTTAGTCGCCTGCCGAGGAAGGTGTGCTGCTTTCAGATGAACAGCCGAAGCGTCTGCTGAATCAGCAAACTTCTGAAGCAGGTGAGCCTTGATAGTCGGATTGGTGAGAGACATGATCGTGTCGAATTCACGCTTCTTGCTCTCATACGTCAGATCCAACTGATGCTGTGCCAGGCTAGGTTTCTGCTTGGACAACATCTGAGACGACAGGGTCTTTGACCATTCGTCCCAGTCACTCTCCTTGTTGACGATGTTCATCACCGAGGAGACCTTGGGCTCTCCGAAGGTTCCAGTTTCCTTGATCTGATCAGAGATCATGGAACCGAACGGATCTTCCTTGTCGACGTTTCCGTCCTTGTCCCGCCGCATCTCCTTCATGGCGTCGAGCTTATTGCCCGTATTCGTCTTGTTCGTGTTGAACACGAGGTCGACGCCCTTAGGCATGTTCTCGTCGTTGTAGATCGCCATACCCTTGAGGTAGTGCGTTCCATCAACCGCGATGCGAACCTGGGCGTATTGCGAATTGCCCAGACTGACGTCCTTCACGCCCGGTCGAACGTAGATCGCACCATCGGCGTCAACTCCACCATCTTCGGCGTACCTGACGTGAACTCTCTTGGAGCTGATCGAAAGAGGAGGTAGTATCTCCTCAAAGGAGTGACCCTGATCCTTGGACCTTGAACGGATCTGTTGGATCTTGTCCCGATTTGCATAGACCTCTTTGTAGGTCATACCGGGAGGCGCAAGCACCTTGAGCGTGGTCTTCTTGTCGGTACCTAGCTGAGGAATCTGAACGTAATGGAGTGTGTATCCATCATCGTTTACCAGCATTCCTACCGCGGTCTTGAGGCGCTCCTTGCTGACCCCGAGCGAGTACTCGACTCCTGCACCGACATCGATGAATTTCTTCTCATCGACATGGCGCTGGATAGTACCCATGATGGTGTCAAGGACTTCGACCTTTTCCGCTTCGCCTTCCTTGAGGAGGTTGCGAACGGAAGACTCACCGATGTTCATGATCCTGCCGATGGCAACGTTGGAGTTGCCAGCTTCACGAAGTCGACGAGCCTGCGAAATGTCTGCAGCCTTTTTGGCAAGCTTGGCCTGAGTGACGGTGGCACGCAATTGCGTGGTCGTCATACCCCAGCCCTGAGCGATCTCGGTGTCCGTGAGACCTTGAGCCCTCATAGCAGCCAGGTGGCCCTGGAAGGACTCTGCACGCTCGTGGGGCGTCTCTCCAGAGCCCCAGGGGTACCGACCAGACCTACGCCGAATACCGTAGTGGTAGAGGGCGTCGTGCTCTTCTTCGTCTATTTCCATCCTCGCCCTCTCGGTACTCTAGATCGGAAGTCGTCGACAGCTTGGCTGTGCATACGGATCATGTCGTAGTTGTGGGCCAGTTCCGCTACATCAATCTCGATCGACCTATAGCCGTCGAACTGGTAGATGCGGAATTCGCCGTTTATCTCATACGGCAGGAACCCGTACTCCAAACAGAAGATGCCCGCGTAGACATACAACTGTTTGAACGAAGTTGCCGAAACGCCCGACTTGAAGTCGTGGATGCGAAGAAACATCAAAGCTTCTTCGAACGCGATAGCGTCAGCAGTCCCATAGCAATGGAACGAGTAGAAGAGCGTTTGCTCAGGCGTCATGTTGAAATCGATCGCATCGTTCACGTATGACGCCAAGGAAGGATTGAACTCGTCTTCGCGAAGGTATACACGCTCGCTGATTGCATGTGCGGCGAGTTCGTGGAGACTAGTACCCCTTGCAGCGGCCTCAGCGGTCTTCAGACGCTCTTGGAGCTTCTCTGTGGTGTAGTTCACCCAGTGGTAGCTAGAGGGGCTTAGAAAGGCGTGAGAGCCTTCCAGACGGGGGTGTTCATTAAACCCCCTGAAGCGCGACTCTGAGTGCACCTAGGACTTCCCGTTCGTTAGAAGGGTAGATGAAAGCGCCAAACGACTCCCTTGCGGCCCAATCGACATACCAGTCTTGGTTGGGTTGCAAGGGAGCGTCAGCGCTAGCCTTGACTTCGAGCATAGCCCAGCGGTTCTTGTAGAAGATCGTGAGATCCGGAACGCCGGGCAAGTAACTCGAGTCATTCTTCAGAATGAGGCATCCGGGGAACAGCTTCTCAAGCTTCTCGATGAGCCGCTTTTGATAAGCGTTCTCCAACAATGCGTCACTCCTTCCCGAAGAAAAACAAAGGGCTTATCTCACCCCTTCTATCATAGCACATGTATTTCCTTCGAGATGGTATCTATTTTTCACTCGAGCACACGGAAGGTCTGAAACGTCGGGATGACGTACGTCTGCCGCATGATCGAGAAAACTATCTCTCGTTCCAGCAAACCGTACTTAACAGCAGCGTGCCAAGTAGATTCAAAGATCTCTCCAGTCTTGATCTCTTCGATCTTGCGACCGATACCTTGCGGACCGTACAGGAACTGCTGGGAGTACTTGATTGCGAACCAGCGGGGACGCCACACGAGATTGTCCGCGCGGTTGTTGAACCGATTACCATCGAGATGTACCGGGGTGTCGAACTCGAGACTCCTGAGGTGAGTCACGAATGCTTCAGCGACGAGAACAGCTACAGACCTCTTGCGCTGGTCTCCACGCTTCATGAGACCGACGATGGCTATGCCTCGAGTGTTCGGGGTCTGAGCCATTATGCGATCAGTGACGTCGTTGCGGACGAGACCTGTGTCGCTTACTGAATACCCGGGGAATTCAACAATCTCACGCCACTGGATCATGCTTGGTTCACTTTCTCGGTAGTGCTGTTCTTTATACCGGACAAACTGGGGCATCCTGATGACAGACTAGGACAACCCGGTAATACCGGTCTGCCACTTTGCCACCTGTTTTCCAAAAACTTTTTGTTTGAAAATTTCTTGGTATCTATTTAGATTAGATACCAACTTTTTCGCGTACAAAAAGTTTTTTGAAAAAAAGTGGCAAGTGGCAGATTGGGGGTTCAAACCAGGACATACAGGCACTTCGAAATTACAAAAGCGCAGGTCACAGCCTTGCCACCCAATCTGCCACTTTTTTCGATCTGAGTGACAAAAAAGTGGCAAGGCCGTCAAGATGTCCTATTTTGACCGATTCGATTTGAACGAAGTCAACTTGTTTTGACGGGCGAAAGCGGACTCGTTGAAGTCCTTTTTTGCCTTCAAAGAGGCCAGAATTGACGCGTCCACGCCACAAATTTCGGGTTCTGCCGAAAAAGTGGCAGAAAAAGTGGCAAGCAAAACGTGGTAGTGAAGTACCGAAAAGGGCGTATTTAGCCTGTCCGTCCTACCATGCGCCTGTTGCCACGTTCTGTACGAATATGTGAGCGAGTAGAAGAGTATCGCGTCGGTCTCGATACAGTTCCAAGCCTCAGCCCCAGACGCGTACTGAACCAGGTACACCCATCGATCTGCGGTCGGGATTTCCTCGTGCTTGTGACCGTTCCACTCGGCTGTCGTGACCTCCGTCGAGAGCTGTCTCAGTATGTCCAGCTCGTAGTCGAAGTTGTAGAACACGATCAGTTTAGGGTGGATTTTCAGCTTCGCACGAACCGCGGCAAGCCTCGATGGGTGCGAATAGATCACTTTGCGACGAAGGTAGAAATACTCTGCCAGAGACCTGATAGGTCTCTCCTTGTAGGGGTTCCATCGCTGCTTCTCGATGACGTCGAGAGCGTCCTGATCAAACCTCACTTGGACGTGATGGGTCACACGCGTGGTATGTCGCTCGTAAGCCATGCGTACCAGCAACTGCTTACGGAGCTGATGGAGCTTCGCAGTCCCTATGTAGCGCTCCACCTTCGGGAACTTCACATAGGTACTGTAGACCACGTGTTCGTCCTTGAACTGCGTACGGTTCTTGTAGAACCCATTCGCTATGAACACGGACATGTAGTCCAGCCAGTTATCACCCGGCGTCCCTGTGAGCAGGATCCAGTGATTGTGCTTGGCGATGAACTCGAAGGCCTTGGTCCACGCACCAGTACCTACGAGTCTCTGTTCATCGAAGATGAAGAAAGCACCGCGGACGTTCTTGTACCTCGCGATGTTGTTCCACGAGTCCACCCACAACCTGCCTAGCTTCCCGTTAGGGTTCCTCTCGCGGGTGCTGACGTGAGCCCGGAGGAATTCCTCCTCCCAGTCCAGATCGTCCCGCTTACGGGCTGTGGTGATCACGTAGACGTCTCGCGGTGCTTCCTTCTTCAGGTAGTACCCGACTGCTGTTCGGGACTTTCCGGTGCCTACATCTCCGTACAGGATCTTGCCGTTGCTGAGCTCATCGATGGCCTTCTCCTGGTGAGGATATAGGTCCAGCATGATTACTCCATGGGTTACGCCGAGTTCTTCTCAGAAAGCGGCTGAACGGGAATGAGAGCCTTGCCCTCAACGGTGAGCGTTGCGCTACCGTCCTCGTGGTGCTGTATGGCCTTCACAGCCGTCATGACGTGCCCGGGGTACTCCTTCCGGAATGTCTCGCGAACGTCCGTCAGAACGCTGTCCAGAGGGATCTCAGGCTCTTCGCTGTCCGCATAGACCAGCGGGTCACCTTCACCCCACAGAGGCAGTTCGGTCGAGAACGTGTCCGGGACGGATTCCTGAGATGGATACGCCGAGTTGACCGCATCGGCGACCTCCCCGACCGTCAGAATTCCCCGGGGGAGTCCCTGGGCGGGTATGAACGGCGCTATGACTATCTCTTCGTCGGAGTCCTCACTCTCGTCTCCTTCGAACTCCTGAGCCCCCACAAGCTCGATGGGACCGTCCAGGTACGGGTCCGGGTTATACATCGTGTGACCCAGGATCTCCTTGTCGGAGGCTATAACCGGTACCACACTCGAGTACAGCGGGGAGTAACGAACCAGAGACTTCTTGACCGCTGCCATCCGGTCCGTGTAGTTCTGCTCGGCGTCAAGCGCGTCGAATATGGGGCTGTTGGACATGTCGGTTCTCCTCTTGTCTGTACTGCCGGTTTGGATCAGTCCTGTGACTGAAGACGTCTGATCTCCAGCTCCAGGAATGTGATCGCCTGCCCGAGGGCTGCGTAGGTACCCAGACAGATGCACTCCACCGCATCCCCACGGTGGGTGTTCAACTGTCGACTGAGCTTGAAAGGGTATTCGCCGTACATCGTCGCTGGGATCGGGATGTAGACGGGGTTGTTCCTCATCTCGTCCCTCAGGTACCAGATCGCCTTCTCGAGGTCTTCGATCTCCGTCTCCGGGTTCTTCAGACCGGCACGAGCGATGTACTTCACCGCATTACCGGTGTTGAACATCATGCGTCTGGTGAGATCTATGACCTCCATACCCTTGTAATGCGTGTAATGCTTGGGGTGATGTACTTGATCCGGATACACGTCTTTGCTTCTCCTGTTGCGAAAAGGAAATAACTTGTAGGAGAGGGGGTGCAGACCGATTGATGGCCAACACCCCTTCCCCTTCCTCTTTACTCCAGACCCCGACCCCTACTGCTTAAAGTAGTCTTCGGCCGATACCTGCGTCAGCGGGTAGGACCCCACGAATACCGTGAAGGACTCACCCCTCCACACTTCCTGGTTGTTCTCCATCCACGCTTGCACCTCTTCGGGGCTCCCCTCGAAGACGAGCTCCCACTCCATGTCGCGAACCGTATCGAGCTGCACTACATCCCCTTTCAGGGTCAGTAGAAGTAATTCCAGGTCTGTCGCGCCATGATCTCGCAGTACTCCTGGTACGAGATCTCGGTACCGTCTTCATTGAGCCTGAAGGACGAGTCTGTCGCGAACCTCATAGCCGACATGTACATATCGGCGAGATTCTTGACGATCCGATCGTGCTCGTTGCGTTCCTTCAGATCGAAGGTGCCGCGGAATACCGAATTCCTGTAGACAGTGAATTTCTCGCCGCTTCGGGCAATCCACTGTCCTACGAACGCGTGTACGGGCTTCTTACGGCCTCCGCGGTCGGTCATGAGCTCGATGTACCTGCAGTCGCCGGGGACGACGAGACGGGTACTACAGACCGTCCCGCCGCACCACTCAGCGACCTCCTCCATGTTCTCATCGGTCACCAGCACTGCTTCTGCTGAGAAGACCCGACGAGAAACCTCGACTATGTCCATCTACTCTCTTTCTTGACTAGAACACCAGCTTCATGGCGAAGAGGCGGTACTCGTTCTTCTCCGCCTCCGTCAGGGACTCCCAGAGCGCCATGATCTCCCGCGGACCGCAGTACTTGTGCTTCAATCCCGGGGTCGGGAAGCTGAAAAAGCTGATCAGCCTCGCGAACACCACTCGGTCTACGGTCATCATGAAGCTGATGACCCTCGCGTTCTCGATCTGCTGTTCGACAGTGGTCGCCGTGTAGAAGCTGTTTCCCGTCATGCTCTCCCACCCCTGTTCGTTGTTAAAGCGGTAGACCCAGGACGAACAAGCGGAATTCGTCCCTTTGACTGTCCGACAGGGATTTCCAGAACTGGACGAGCTCCACCGGAAGACAGTACTTCTGCTTGAGACCTGGTGTTGGTTCGCTGAAGAACCCGAGAAGCCTTCCAAGCGTCCAGGAATCCTCCCCCGACATGACCTTTAAGACGTCGTGGAAATCGACATCGGGCTGGTCGAAGGTGAACGCTTTCATGAACTGCGGTCCCTGAGGGGAATTGATCCACTCGTCCATCAAATCACCGACGAGGATTGGTCTGCGGACCCATGGGTCCCAGCGGTCCGGTCTGAGGTCCCTGGGGAGGCTTGGGGAGAGTCTGCGGTCCCTGACGGGGCGGAGTCGGCTGAGGAGGATTGGGCATGACTTTCCTTTCCCGGAGCTTCTTCGAGATGGAGGGTTTGATGTGGAATTCGTCGATGAGCCATCAACCGAGAATACCGATGATGAGAGGAACGACCGTGTAGAGCATCAGATCACCCCCGCGTACTTGAGGACGAACAGCAGTTGTAGTCCGTACAGGAGCAGACCGATTATCGCGTAAATCGGCCACATGTGTATGTCTACGATCATGTCATTCCTTGTCGATCTCGTTGAAGATCTGACGGACGGTTATACCGATCAAACCTTCGAGTCGTTCAGGTCTTCTCTCGTAGAGAGGAAGCTTGCTCTTCCTTACTGTTTCTCTTACGAGCTCCGCCACAGCATCGAACTTCTCACGGAACAGATACTGTTCGATGGAGACGATTCTCTCGCTCTCACCGATGAATACCTTTGTCCAGCCTTCTTCTACTCGATGCTTGAGACGACGGAGCACGGTATCCGGAGAACCAGTGAAGACCACCTTCATGTTCTTGTCGAATACCGTGTCCTGGATCACTCGTAAAGCCTCACGATGCAGTCCGTGACGAAGTCAGCTACCGTCCTGCCTTCTTCGGTGTCTCCGCCCTTCTGACTGATCTGGTCCTGGAACTCCATCGCCTGAAGTACGAGAGTATTCACGCGTTCCCGAGAGCTCATCGATAGGTCCAGCTCCGGTGCAGGAAGTCCAGCGACCTTGCGAAGACCTTCTGGTGAGACCGCAGTAGCCACCGACAGGTAGTCCCGCTCGAAGATTTCGTTTTCGGCACACGTGAAGTCGCCTTGAGAAGGCCTGAAGATCATCCAGTCTCCGACGCCTGCGAACGCGAACTGCGGCTTACGCTCTCGCCCGGCGAACTCGATGAACTTCACGCACTGATCTCCCTGAGGGTGATCGAGTACGTACTGACTGAAGTCCACGACAGAGCCGCTGCACCAATTCGCAATCGACGACATGTTTCCGCGCGTGATCTGTACAGCCTTGACCATCCGGGATCGAGTGATGAAGTCCCCGAGAGTGAACCGCTCCATGGCTAGATCCCCATCCCGTAGATCTTCGCGATCTTACGGGCGGCCTGCTCGACCATGAGTACGATCTCGCCGCTGCCGTCCCCGTGCATGGTGGCTTCGTCCTGTGCCTGGATGATGGCGAGAAGCATGTCGTGAACCACGGCGTACTTCTCCTTCGCGAAATCGACACTGCTCTTCTTGACGAGCCAGGAATCCGTGAGTTTGGAGTTACGAACCCGACGGGTGCCGTCCTCGTAGATGCCGGTGAACTGAACGACTTTCAGGTCCTGGACGTAATGAACGTTCGTGACGGTGCACCAGCGGTTCCGCGTGAGGGCTCGGTCCCTCATCCAGTCCAGGTCGAGCTCGGCGAGGTTGGCTCGCAGACTTCCGTTCTCTCGAAGAACGACCATTCCGTTCTTGAGATCGAGACCCTTGCTGATGACGTCTTCGGTCTCGGGGTTCATTACGTAGAACCGCTCGACGAACTCGGGCATGGTGATCCAATCGGTTGGTGTTTGTGTTGGTGGGCAGGCGCCTTTTATAGTCTTGCGCCCACAGGACTGTTTTCCCCGCTACAGGAAGTAGAGCATGTACGTACACTGCTCACTCTGCGACAGGGAATTCCAGAATTCCAGAAATTCCAGAAGATCGAGCGGCTTCTCGACGGAGTCGAAGAATCGGAATAGCTGGAGGATGGTACCGGTTGAATCCCCCAGGATGAACTCTTCGAGGATTGTCTTCTCTACCGTATAGGCGAGATCAGCCTTACCGGCTTCTCTGATGAGAAGAGCAATATCGAGTTTTTTGTCCATTTACGTCCTCTGAGAGTTCCTCAACTCCGCCCGGTATCTACGCCTGTCCAGGCGGAATCCGATTTCTTCCTTGAGCCACATGCAGCCACTGATAAGCAGGCCTATCAGTGTCACGACTCCGAGCAGAGCCGCGAGTCCAAACAGGGTGAACACGAGAATCCATTCCTCAGGTGTGGGCCCCACGAATATCAGATCTTCGCACGACGGTGAGCCCCGCCGCGGATCGGGACCACGGTCGAGGGCATACTCCTCACCACCCTGAGGGCCTGGGTGATCTCGCCTTCACTCTCGCGCCATTCGTCGAAACGTGCTTCTTCGTAGCGCCGCCTGGACTCCTCAACCAGAGCCCTCGTCTTCTTGAGCTTCCGCTCGAAGCGTATCTCCGCCACGACGGAGGGGAGAGTGTCTATCGCCAACCAGAAGAGGATGACGAAGACGGACATACCCAGGACCCACAGGATGGTTCCGATGGTGATCTGCTGATGCATCAATTGCTCCGCTTCTTGAGTTTTCTGGCTACGCAGACTAAGGCGCCCGGTATCAATATGCAGACGCCCCAGTCGATTGCGTACATCAGTCGTCGCTGCCGGACAGAAGAGCCTTGCGCTCGTTCTCGTCCAGTTCCCATCCGGAATCCTCGATGATCACCACGCCGTTCTCGTCTACATTTTCGATCGCGAGGTTCGCCGTCTGACCCTCAAGGGTGTAGTCCGCGTACTCGAGGTCCAGCGGGTCTTCGTGCAGAACGCCGTAGAACGTCCTGAGATAGGCCTTGACACCGGACTTTCCCTGCACCGACCAGTTGTAGGGACTGAGGGTGACATGGGTGGCGTCGAATCGCGCCCGGTCGACCAAGCCCACCAGCTCTTCGTCGATGGGGGTCCGGTTCTTGGTGGACTCGGTGATGAACGTGATGCTCGGTCCGGAGTCCGGTCGGTACAGAACCGTCACAGGAAGGTGCCAGGTCGGCTCGGGTTCATCCGCCGTGGACTTGACGACCTTCGGCATCCACCCCATCTCGAGAAGAACCTTCGCCTGAGCGTCAGTCAGCTCGACCGAGAAGTTGCGCTTCCCAGCGGGGTTGAACGGCTTCTCCGCACCAGCAAAGTTCCGCCATATGATCTTGCAGTTTCGCAGCGTCAGGTCATCCTGAACGCGTCGAGACCGGACTACATCGCTTCCGGTCGTTCGTGCTACAACACTCACGTTTGTGCTCCTAGATGGGGTTCTTCTTGCAGCCACAGCCACTACTGCAGGCCAAACCGTGATCGTGCTTCGGCTGGGTCCTGCAGAAATAGTCGTGGCATTGACCGGTCTCGGAGTCACCAGTCTTCTCGGCTATGACCCTGAGATTCTCGTTCAAGGTCTCGGCCACCTTGGCGAGGTTTTCTACAGCCGTAGTCAGCTCGCTCATAGCCTTGAATACGTCTGCGTTAATCAACGTGCCCACCGCATGTCGTACACGTGGGGTCGCAGTCGTATCCGTGCTTGTGCGGCTCCGGGTAGCTGCATCCCGGATTCAGGCAGGGCTGTTGGTGTATCGGGGCTTCTTCGATCTTGGTCGTCTCGCCTGACAAGACATACAAGAGACCCTTGGGTTCACCCATTCGAATCCTTTCCCAGATCCTCGCTGAGCCTGAAGGAACCGAGACCGAAGCCATTGATGATCGCATCCGGAATATCGGAAGCGTCGACAATGACTATGGTGTTTCTTCCGATTTTTTCCAGCTTGGCCGAACCGATGATGTTTCCATCCGACCGACCAATCAGGGCCACATCCCCGATGATCCCGTCAGGCATGTTCTTCCGTAAAATCACCATTATCTGATCCTCCACTCGTGTCGTCGCACGGATCGACCGTAATCAGCTCGCCCATACCCTTTTTGGTGACCGTGGCGTGATACCTGACGCCGTCCAGTTCACTGAGGAATATGACCTTCTTCTCCCAGTCGGTCGATGTCGATCCGTGCTTGGTGAGAATGTAGGACTGCTCTACTTCCGGTGTATCCGTGAGCGAATACCTGAAGTTGATGTACCTCCGGACCTGCTCCGCTGCACGTTCTTCCCAGGTACCAGTCATAGCTCTCCTAGAGGGGGATCCTCACGTTGTCGAGCTTCTTGTACGCGTCGAGATATGCCTCTCGCTTGTTCACGTTGTACGTGACTTCGTAGTACATGCCGTCTTCGATGGTGGTGCTGATCAGCGCTTTCCACCCTCCGAGAACGTAGGCGAATATGACGACGTAGACGTCGAACTTGGCGTTGCCGAAGTGCATACGGTCGACGTACTCCCGGACGAGCTCCATGGCCTGTTCCGGATAGTTGACACCGGTTCCAGTGATGGACGTCTTGTACTCGTCCACTTCTGTGCGGCATCCCGGACAGTCGTCTACACCGCCGCAGTGGATCGGTGCTATCGCCGTGGCGACACCCTGACCCTTGAGAGTTCCTGGGATGTGATGACCGTGTGTGGTATATGCCATCAGTTCTTGCTCCGTTCTTGTTCGTCCCTGAGCTTCTTCGCGGCTTCGGAAAGAGGCATGGAGGCTTCTACGAAAGCGTAGACGCAAAGCTCCCGGTCTTCACCAGAGAGCGTGTCGCGATATGCCGCCCATCTGGTTTTGATACGCAGCATACCTTCCTTGTCGCCCTTTTCCTCACACTCGAGGTACTTCTGGCCAAGCCCTGAGGAAATGGCTTTGACGTTCAGCATCCGCTCTTCCTCCTTGCCAGATTCTTGAGCTGTTGGGCGAGCTCTGCCTTCGGTCGATCCCTCAGGGAATATCCCTGAATGAGGTAGAACTCCACGACGAGTTCGCCATCCACTTCTTCTACCGATGCTGATCCAACAGGACCTCGTAGATGATCGGTGATCGGTACAACTAGTCTCATCGTGGGGTTCTCCTCGAGTGTAGATAGGGGGAGTCAGAGGGCGTAACGAAGGCGGTGAAGGCGTTCTGGGGTCCAGTGCTTCATCGTGTGTCGGTTGCGAAGCCTCGCCAGCTCGAGATCATCATCCTCGATGACGTCGAAATATCGAAGAAGCTTCAACCAGTCCACATCTACCCATTCGGGTTCGGTGTGGGAACAGACGTCTGTCTTTCCGGAGCATCCGACCTCGACCGGACCACCGGACACACGGATGATGACGAAGTCGCAGTGAGGGTGGTCTTCGAATCCCTCCACGATCCTATCCACCGCTAGACTGGCCGCGGAATGACCAGTGATCTGGGTCGCCGGATTGTGACCCAGACAGTATATGTACCAGGTGCTGCTCACTTACCGAGCCCTCTCTCGTCCCAAGATCCCATGAACTTCGCGAGCCTGTCCATGCTCTTGGAGTGAAACCACCATTCGAGACGCGCTTTCCATCCTTCTGCAGGGAGAGGCTTCTTTTCCTCCCATTCGCCTGTGAAGCTGTTCCAAGTGTGAATCGGCATTAATCCATTTCCTTTCTCACGAGTGTCTTCCAAGCGTTTCGCTCACCGCGCTTGGTGTTGCGACGCTTCTTACGCCGGAATATCCCCGCTGGGGGATTTTCGTGACAGCAGGAACATGCCAGACCGTAGGGACCGAGAAGTTTGATGTGCTTTCCGAGCATCTTAGCCATTGGGTTCAACCACCTTCTTGGTCATCCCGAGTCTGATCACGTCCGCGTCACTGTGCGAGTACAAGAATTCTCCGGAGGAGACTTCGAAACCGTTGTTGTAGATCTTCTCGATCTTGTAGTCCCGCTCACGATTGTACCAATCCGCTCCAGGGAACCGGACTATGTCCCCCACACGGAAGAATTCCTTCAGACCTCGCCGTTCTTGAAGTCGGCGAAGAAGAGTTTCGATGTCTTGATTGATAGAGTCACTCAGGTCATACGTCATGATTCTCCTCCTCGCCGAGGGGCACCAGGAATATCCCCAGTGCCCCATCAAGCGTCTCTTTCAGCTTCGGAATACAGCCTTTACGGCTTTCTCCCATGCCTTGTCCTGACGCCTCAGTGCTTCCTGATAACGCCTGAACTCATACGGCTGCGCTTCTTCCCAGCGCTCTTCGCACCACTTCTCGGCGTACGAATAGGGGTCTAAAGGATTCCCTTCATCGTCGAATATGACTGAACTGACGGTCACTTCGGAAGGATGCCCCTGTCCTTGAAATCCTGGATGACCCTCTTTCGCTCCTCGTCGGAGGTGAAGACGTGCTCCGGGAAGTCCCTACTGGGACGACAAAGCTCGCTCATGTATTCTTCCGTGGTGTGGGACCTTTCGGGCCACGGGAAGCTCATGTATCCCATCTGGAACTCCTCCATGTAGTCGAAGACCCGACGAGCGTCGTGAGCGATCCCCTTCAGCCGCTCCTGCTCCTCGGGAGACAGAGGTGGAATCTCCCTCAGGTATGCGAGGATCTTCTGATCGACGTCCTTGAACTCGTTCTTCAATTCGCTCATGCCGCGAACCTTTCGAAGTCACCGTACTTCTGAATCGCCGCCTTGGCTTCCTTGGCGAGCGTGTCGAAATACCGCATGTCGATGATGTCGTTGATACCGCCGGTACCCTGCTCGGTCTCGCTGAGGGGCTGGAAAGCCATCCGCTCGATCGCGTCTCCGGCCATACTGCGGATCATGTCCGCTTCTGCCCAGAAATATCCCTTGGTTCCGGGAACCGCGAAATCCTTACCACCCTTCTTGGCCTTGACCAGCGTGTAACCGTGCTCCTCGACGACGGGGACGAACAGACCTGTCTTGCCGATCTGGTGACGGTGATTACCATCGACCAAGTACATGACGCTACCGTCCCGAGCCTGCTTGGTCAGACACAGGTCGCGGAAGTCCACCTGAGAGCGTTCGAAGAGTGTCTTGTAGACATAAGGCTCCTTGAACTGAGCACCAGTGGCGTGCCACCCCTTACCGTCCTTGGCGATGTAGACGGCGTCGTTGACGAGCGTCATCTTCTCGTAGGTGGTCTCGTGCTCGAACTCATAGCCGTAGTTCTCTGCGAAGTCGATGACCTGCTGGATGATCTCGGCCGTCGCGTTCGGAATCTTGATCGAGTCCGTCTTGACGTGAATAACCTCGTAACCAAGGCTTTCCACGAACTCCACGACATCGACCATGAACAGGGCACCACGCTTCGCGACGATGTTGTCCTTGTTCCTCGGGTCCTTGAAGGAGTTGGGGAACGTTGCCGCGGTGTAGCCGTAGACCGAGTTCAGAACCAGCTTCAGAGCCTTCTCGAGAGTCTTGAGCTGCCTGATCTTCTCCCTCAGATCTTCCAGCTTCTCGATGGACTCCAAATGTTCGATCAGCTTCCCGTCAAGCATCTGCTTGGCACGGCCGATGTGCTCTTCGGCATCCTCGAACAGACCCTTGCTGAGAGCAACATGGGTTCGCTTGATCTCGAGGCGAGCTTCCATCAGTTCGCGATACTTGTCCGTGTAAGGACCGAATACGTTCATCGCACTGATGGAGTGAGGATGCATGGAAGCGACATCCAGCACGGCCACGTTGTAGTACATGCCGGGCTTGCCGTAGACGTATCCGCCTTCACCGACGGACTTGCCCTTGTAGAAGCTCTTGTCTCCCTTTGTGAATTCGTCGAACGTGTAGCCCGGGAATTCCTTGGAGAGATCAACGTAAGTGAACTTCTTCTGAGGCTCCCGGTCATTCCCGAAGAGGATACGCTCAGTGTGGTTCCGGGTGGTGTGGTTCACCGAGAGGCCGCTGAGGTCGGCAAGAATCTGTCGGGCGACAAAGTCCTGGTGGCAGTCTTCAAAGACCTTCTCCAGGGAGTTGACGTCATTCTTGCAGTACTCGACGATCTCCAGAATCTTCTCATCCGGAACCGGCTCGTCCCACGGGTGATCCGTCTCCATGTGCTTGATACCGAGGGCGATCTGACGAGGCTTCAGACCTTCCTTGGTGGCAGCGAAGTCCAGAACATCCGCGTAGGAAAGGTTGAACGCTTCCCGGAACTTGGCGGTGTGATCCTTCTCGGCGATGATCCTCTGCGACAGCTTGTAGAGGTCGATCGGCTTCGCACCGAGAACCGCGGCCCACAGGATATGGTTGTCGTATCCCCGATTGTTGAAGCCGACCAGCTTCATGCGGAGAAGATCAGCCACCTGAGCGGAATTGGGGTTGATCATGGTGACAACGGATTCGTCCGGAGAACCCTGATACTTCCAGCAGATCACGAAGAGGTTCGGGAAGACTTCGCAGTCGAAGAATACGATCCGCTGATCCTGAACCTCCTCGCGATATGCGCTCTCGGGCTCCAGCAGGTCTTCACTGCTGTTCTTGGACTGCAGAGGAAGCTTGTTCAGGATGCGGTAGCATTCCATCGAGTGCTTCTTGCTGTTGTTGCAGAACGCCATGATCTGCGGTTCGAGATCCGACACATCATAGACAACGTTCGGATCATTGTAGGCCTTGGTGAGGATATGGAGCATGAACTCCATCTCGGGCTTCGTGCCACCGACGTTCTGCTTGCGCAAGCATCGGTGAATCGTCTTACGAAGACCCTGTTCGGTCTCCATCATGGCGGGCGGCAGCACTTTCTTCTCCTTGAACGGAAGGCCACCGCTGATGGTGGCTACGGCAATGTTGTTGCACCGAGTAACTTTTCGCCTCAGCGAGCCGTTACCGGAATATACCTTGACCTCGATACCTTCCGCGTAGTCGCGAGCAAGCAGCGAGGAATCGCCGTCCCAGATGTAGTGGAGGTGAATACCATTACCACTCTTACTGACTTCCGCGTAGGTAGGCGGAAACAGACTGGCTGCAGCGAGATTGAGATCGAGAGATTTCTCGCCGTTGTCGTCCTCGATGTCGAAGTCGATGACAATATGATGCTGCGGAAGCCGGAGGAAATGCAGCTTTGTTGTGTCGATGTCGCCCAGATATGTGCTGACGATCTGATCCGGTCCGGGTACGAACGGTTCCCCGGTCCTCTTGTCTATACGCTCGCTGTCATCCCAGTAAAGCTTGGGATTCCCATCAGCGTTCGCATACTGAGCGGGCATTCCAGCGTACATCTCGTCGATCAGAGATTTGGTCTCATTCAGAACGAGCGTGTATGCAGCGGTGCTGGATGCCGGAGCGGGCTCCTTGAACTTCTCCCCATGAAATCCCCGGTAGACACTCCGAACGACAGATCCATCAACCGTCTTGCGGTCATGAAACTCGTTGAAGTAATCTTTCAGGGCTTCGCGGAACTGGGGAAGCGTGATCTTGAAGTTGAACTCGGCAACCAGTGCGTACGCCTTGTAGAACTCCCACGCCTGCTTCAGTGTAGTACCGTCTTGCTCCGTGAATACGTCGTGGTACCACTCAATGAAGTTGAAGAAATAATCGGTTTGCATCCGCATGGCCGTGGGCTCATAACGGTTGTACCGATTCCTTCCGGCGCCCTTGAACTCGAACTTACCAGGGCCCCGATACACATCCAGACAGTGCTGAGCGATAGCACCGAGTTGGAAATCAATCTGACCCATGAGCCACTGATAACGATCGGGATCGATCTTGTTCAGCGAAGGTCGTACATCGATGAGACGGCGAATAAGACCGGACTTGGCATCCGTGATCTTGACGGGCTTGTTGGTACCCATGAGAAGCATGGCATTCAAGACGGTCTCGTAACCCGCCTTGTACTTCTCATTGATACGCATACGGTCATGACCGACAACCGAGTTCAGAACACTGTTGTCCTCGATCTTGGACAAGTCACCGTCATGCTGGATCGCAACCAGGGGATTGCTTTTGAACGCTTCTGTAGCGAAAGCGTTGTTGTTACCGACAAGGGCCTTCGCCTCGAACATGGCGACATAACCCTCGAACAGCTTCTGGATGATCTTGAGGATCGTGGACTTACCGGTGCCACCGGGCCCGAAGAATACCAGGAATTTCTCAATTGTCCTGGAGTCACCGGATACGATGGCACCGATCGCCCATTCGATTTTCTCTCTCTCCTCAGGAGTATAGAGAGTACCGACGATCTCGTCCCATGCGCTGTAATCGCCGTGAGCCAGAGAATATGGAAGACGCTTGCTGACGTAATCCTTCTTCTCTACCTTGGTATTGGCGAATGTCAGTTTGGAGTCCAGTTGGTGCGAGTTGTCACTCACAGCCTTCAGGAACCGCTTGAACTTTGTCCATCGCTCAGTATCGAAAGACCTGAAAGACTTGATCTTGACTTCGATACCTTGCGCCTTGAGCTTTTCCGCGTGCTCGAGGAGGGCTTTGTCTACGAGCTCCTGGACCCTGTACTCACTGGTGTTCCAGAGTCCGATCTCGTCGTCCCAAATTGCGTAGAACGCTTGACCCCGGATCATCAGATCCTCGGACTTTCCGACAACGAGATCTGGATAGACCTCGATCGCCGTACTCTTGCCCTTTGGTTCTTTCTCGCGGATCTGAATGAAATCCAGCATCAACCCTCCTTATCCTATCCTTCGTATCTCTTCGAGATAATCGCTAAGTTGCCCCCAAAGTTCCAACTCGCTTTGATCCCGATATGGGTATCGAAGCGGGAAGAACCCACCTACACCGTCAGGTCCGTAGTTCCGGAAAATAACTCGGGTGGTAGCCGAGTCGACATCTTCCAAAGGCAATTCGAACTCGTCGGTGAAATGTCGCAGACCCAGATTCTCCACTAGATGATTCCAGAACCAATAATGGACCGTGCAGTCAGCCAAGAATTCCAGCCGACATGCCAGGGCCACCATCATTTCCAGCATGGAGCAACCGAATTTGATCCACTCTTCCGGTACACCCCGAAGGTTCTTTTCGGCAACAAACTCGATACGGAGTTCCTTACCGTCCATCGCCCTGTCTTCATCTCTTCCGGCAACCGATACAAACTCGGTCTCGAAGAGGGCCCTCAGCAATTGCCAATGCGTCAGGCCCCCTTCCTCAAAACCTGGGTCGGCGACCTTTGAATAGAGCCATTCGAAATATAGCTCATTCAGAGGTACACCGGTCATGTCACATCACTTGGCCGATCCGGCCTTGAACGGTCCCACCAGTTCGGAGTAGGACCCCGGCTCCCAGTAGACCTCGTACTCGGATCCACCCAGAATATGCGGAGACCTCACGTACAGCGTGTCCTCGCCAGGCGGAAGACCTTCCCTCAGCAGCTCGAGAACATCGTCCCCGAACATGAACCGACGGTTGGTCTCCTCGATGGCGTTGTCCGCAGCGTTCGCTACGACATCATCACCGTGATAGTACGTGAGCTGGATCTGCTTGAAGCCGCTTCCGTTCTCGTGGAATTCCTCCGCGGAAATGATCGTAGGACCATTCCCCTTCGGCTCTTCGGAGACCTGAGGCATCGGACGAGGATCGGGAATAACCTCATGCGCCGCAGCCTTCTCCCGCTCGAGAACAGAAGGACCCTGGTACATGCCCCGGTAGTCCGTCAGAGCTTCACGGGCCTTGGTGACGAGCGGTACCGCAGCCGTGGTGGGCTCCGGAATATCCTCCTCGTCGATCCCTTCGAGATCTGCCTTGGGCTCGCTCTCCACCGTGACAGATTCTCGGAAGGATTCCTTCGCGGCGTACTTCTCGGGGTTGTACTTCCGGTCGTAGAAATCCCGAGCGGTCTCTACGGCCTCGTTGTAGCGGTTCTCGTACTCCTTCTCGAGACGACTGTTGCCGATCAAATATCCGACAACAGCTCCGCCTACGGCCCCCAGCAGGAACAGCTTCACATCGATCACATCCTCTTGAACTTGCCGAGAATGACACCGTCGACGTTGAAGTCGAGGATCACGTCGTGCCGGGTGCCGTTGATGAATGCGACGGCGTTGTCGGTGTTGCGCTCCAGACCGAAGCTGATGTAGCCGTTCCCATCACCCGTCTGCTCAGCGCCTCGGATCCAACCGACCATCTGACCGGCTTCGGTGCGCTCGTAGCCCAGGTGCTCGTAGACCTCGTTCAGGAACACGTAGCCGCGAAGACGGAGAACGTCGTTGAAGTGACTCACTACCTCGCGAAGCCAGAACCGGTTCTGCCTGTAGTCCGGCTCCCAGTTCACGTTGTACTTGTCGAACATTCGGTGATACCCCGAGTACTCATCCTCCTTGATCGCATTCGCGTCAAGGCCTCGAGCAGTCTCGACGAGACCCGTCTCAGGATCGACCACCTCCTTCTCGACGATTGGTCCGAACATGTACTCGCGATCCTTCTCCTCGCCCTGATCGGCGACGACGTTCGCGCGGTACTTCTTGTGCATCCCGTCAAGGATGGTGTATGCCGCGATCAGACCCGTGTTCCGGTTCTTCAGGATCACGTGAGAGCCGGTGATGGCAGCCAAAGAAGCCGCTCCGAGAATAACCGCGGGTCCGTAGTGACGGACGATCTTGATCGCGGTCTGGAGCTTGGCGTTCTTCTTTGCCTTGGTCGCCGTAGCTTCGGTCTTGGAGTCCTTCTCGATCTCCTCGACTTCTTGCTCGGCCTCGGACAGAACCTCGTTCATCTTCAGCGTAGCCCGGCAGGCCAGGATGGTGCTACCGACCATGCCCGCGGCGCCGACGACGAGAAGGATGCCCGGGGAATGTTCCCGGAGAGCGAAGACCTGCTTCGCTACAGTCCTAGATGCTGCTTCGGTTACTTCCTTGAAGCTCATGGTCAGTGGTTCTCCTGTGTAGCGATGTTGAGAGGGGTGGGGGTTACGTTGGTGGAGTTGACGTTGAAACGGAGCGTAAAAGGCTCTCCGCTGTGTACGTCTTCGGGACTGTAGAACTCGACGTCAGTGTTGCTGGTCCATCCGACCCTGGAGTCTTCGTCTGTGACTTCGAGTCCGAGGAGCTTGTAGACGTCATTCAGAAGAAGAAAGCCTTGGAGACGGAGCAGATCTTTCGCATGCCTATGCACCGCATCGAAGAAGCACCGGTTGGCCACAGGCATATCCGTCCAGTAAACATTCTTCTGGTCGAATACGCGGTCGAACTGTCCCGTGTCCATCAGCCGTTCTCCTTCTCACGACCGCCACCGGCCATGCGGTCTGCGAAGTCGTAGGCGATGTTCGCGAGCTTGTCTCCGACCCTCTTGCGGATCCTGTCGGTGACCCGCACCTTGGAGTCGATCGTGACCAGAACACGTCGTCCTACGATGGCCCCGGCGATGAACGCGAGAGTGACCTTCACTAGATCTTCCCTTCCTTTCTGAGACGGAAGAATATGGCAGTCACCTGCCCATCCGTCATGTTGTCGACCTTTTTAGACCACTTGATCGAATTCGGATATGCCTTCTTGACCAGCTCCCTGGTAGATATACCGGACATCTTTCGTCCACCTATCGCACTTGGATGGGCTCCGGGTCCGGAAGATTCAGGATGAACCCGTCTCGTCCGGACTGCTGGACATAGGCACGATCGATATCGGCCCATCCCCAGTTGTTATCAGTGTGATCGATCGGGTAGTTCGCGATCTCGTAGTACTGGGCGACCGTGCAGAAGCCCTGTTCCTCGATCACACCCTCGATATACGCCTTCGCCTTGGACGCATCACTCCGGTACTCGAAGAAAACGTCAACGAGCCGGTTCGAAGTACGGCGCATTGCCATGGGCTGAGGCTTGTAGTATGCGGGCTGCTGACCATACGGCTGGGCCACGATGGGGTTGGTTCGAGAGCCGATGGGCGGCTTTGCCGAAGCGTGGTAACCGTTGTAGCTGTGATGGTTACCGATGGGACCGCGCACCTGGTATGTACCACGCATGTCGTGCAGACCGGAGTCGCCCCTGTGGATGGCACGCTCTGCCGATCCATAGAGGCTATTACCCATCGTCTGGATGAGCTGAAGGGCCATGTCCTTGATCATGGGGACTACGATGCCCTCGAGGAGCTGGGTACCGAAGCTGACACCGTCTTCGGCGAACAGGTCCTTGGTCCGGGACCAGAGACCCTTCCGCTTTATCGTTGCCCTGCCCTGGAGTACCGGCTTCTCTACCTTCTCAGGTCCAGACTTCGGTTCCTCCTCGGGTGTCTTGGGAGTCGAGTCGTCCTTGAAGGTGTTGCCGGGAAAGTCAGTCACGAATATCCTCGATTCGCGAAACCCAAACCCCTTGTGGGGGTAAGGGGTTGAGTGGTTTACGGTTAGCTGGCCTTCTTGGCCGGGGGCTTCGCGTCGATGTAGTCGTCGATGTGCTGGTCCACTTCCTTGCCGAGCTTGTAGATGTTACCAAGCGCGAACGAGAAGCAGATGCCAATCAGACCTTTGACGATAAACTTGACGTGCTTAGGGTCCATGGTGGGGCTCCAAAACGTAGGGGTCTCTTTATAGGCCCTGTAAAATATGCGAGGTCAGTACCGTCCGTAGACGGCGTAGGGCGATCCATCGGTGTAATTCGTGATCGGCCACTCGCCCACGATATGAGCGGTTGTCCGTCCGTAATTCGCGTTGAGCATGTAGCCCTTGCCGTTCCGAACGCCGGTGAATATCCCGACGTGGTAGACGTAACCGCTGCTGTCCTTGATGAATATCAAGTCACCGGGCTTGCGGTTGGAGGCGCTGATGTGCTGCGAGTGGTTGTACTGATCCTTCGCGACACGAGGGAGAGTCTTACCGTGCTGCCTGTAGGACCAGTAGATCAGACCCGAGCAGTCGTAACCTCGAGAATATCCACCCTCGTTCCCCCAGACGTACTTCGCACCCTTCTGGGTGTTGGCGCTGGCCATGGCCTGTGCTCGGAGCGTTGTTGCAGCGTCAGCATCCGGTGTCGTCGCGAAGAAAGACGCGATCATCAGAGCGGATATGACGACGAACTTCGTGGAGCTCTTCATGGTGCTGTCCAATCCTTGGAAGGGTTTCAGCTACTGGTTGAGCGAGTTGGCGATGTTCAGAATGCAGACATATGTCCACAAAACGAACGCGGATATGACCGTCGCCGTCCGTGCAGCCCGTAATAATCCTTTGGGCGATGTGAACTGCTTCACGAGTTTCCTCTCTAGAACGTGTCTCGATATACCAATCGCCAGTCCCGATACCAACCGTTCGAAACGAGTTGGTAGCAGTGCTTGTCGACACCGTGGTTGATCCACATCAGGGGTCCGATTTTCCAAGCGGAGAATCCTGGCTCATGGTGGATACCCTGAGGTATCGATGTAAGGAACGATTGGCCTACGTAGGGTCCGTCAGCACATCGAACACTCAGCTTCATTTTACTGGCTCCTGGATATCGATAAAGCGATGAGTGGGGCACATGTCCTACCCGTCCTCCCTACTTGGAGAGTCCGGGGTCTCGGCTGTCGTTTGAAATCAGCATCCGGATCATGGCCGCGGGTGAGACCCCTACGTGGCCACTTGCTGATTCCCCATTCATCATGTTTCTAGTGGAAGAACGACCAGATATGGATCGTCAGGTCGATTCCCACAATACCGGTACAGACGTAAAGCCAGTCGACGCGCTTGAGCATGACTCTACGCCGACTTCTTCGCGCCGGGCTTGCCCTTGTACTTCGGCTTCTTGTTGCGAGGACCGTGACTCGGCTCGTTCCGACGCAGCTCCTGCCGACGCATGGCGATCCCATGCATGTGAGGGTCCATGTCCTTCCAGTCACCGGCGATCTCGCGGAACTCCGGCTCGGGAAGCTCGAGCAGCTCAGCGTCCGTGTAGGACTTCTGATGCTTCGCCTCCCACTCGTGGATGAACTCCATCGGGAACATATCCGTCAGGAACTTGACGCCCTGATCCCCGGACTGCAGGAGGTCTACGAAGAGCTGGTTGTAGGCGCCGGTCGCGAAGAAATCCTTGTGGACGTCCGGGTAGTCGCGAGCCTTGAGGAAACGTGCTTCCTCTCGGACACCCACACCCTCCTCGATCAGCGCCTTGTAGAGCAGGATGAGCTCTCGGTTGTCCTGAGCCTCGATGATCGCGTCGAGATACTCCGAGAGATCCTTGCGGTGAGCAAGCTTCATCTCCGCGATCTCCGCAGGAGTGATGCCGAACCAGAATTCGCGAGAGACTTCCTTCTGAGTGAAGGGGTCCTTCCAAGTTATGGTACGAGGGAACATGCGAATATCTTTCTGTTGATGCTAGTGGGGGTAGAGCTTCTAGCTCTCGTCGGACTCGGAGGCGGGGGCCTCTCCGTCCTCGGCGGAGTTCTCGTCCGCGTTCTCGACGATCTCCTCCACCACGGTCTTGGCGGCGAACTTGACGGCCGTGAAGGTCACTGCACCGATGACGCCGAGGGTGATCAGGATGGGCTTCTTGTTGTCCTTGACCGTCTTGATCGTGGACTTGAGGCGGTCCTTCAGGGTCTTCTTGCCGCCCTCGATGACCGTCAGCTCCGGCTGCTCGTTCGAGTCCTCGTTGTGGCCGCTCTCGTTGCCCTGGGCGGGGATGGTCGCGTCGTTGATCAGACCCTGGTTCTTGGCCTCGGCGACGACGTCGTCAGCGGTGATGTTCTTCTCGCTCATGGTGAAGCCTTTCAGTTCCCGAACACGTCGTTCGGGCTAGATGTGAAGTAGCGGAGGGCGGCGCGGTAATATGACTCACTCGCGCCAGCTCTTCAATGCAGATACGAGTACTTGTCCATGGGAAGGCACTCGTCGAAACTGATGTGGAGGCACTCGTCTCCACGCTGCTTGTCGCCGGACCAGATGTAGGTGACTCGCATCTTGTTGTCCGGAGTCCAGCCAAACATCTCACCGACTTCGACGGCGTCGAGTCCCATCATTCTGTAGAACTCGTTCACCGACTTGAAGACATCACCGAGAAGCTGTTCGTTGAAGTCGTTCACCACAGACCGGATCGTCTCCATGTCACTGGTGAAATATCGACCGGTCCACTGGTCCTGGCACAGAACGCCACCACCGTGATGGGTGATGTGGATGTGCTTGTTGTCGACCGGGTCTGCCTCGGCACGGTCCTGGACGATCTCGTCACGGATCGCCTGTTCCTTGTTCTTGCCGACCTTGGAGAGCGTCTTCTCGCGGTACTCGCGGAAGGCCTTCTCGGCCGACCTGTAGCCGAACGCCAGTGCAGCGGCACGGTGGTCACCGATTCGCTTGACCGAGACGATGGACGCAACGGTCATGGCTGCCAGGGCAGCACCGGGGATGTAGTTCCGCCAGGTCGTGTCGAAGATCTGACGAGAGGACATGCGCTCGTGGTGGTCTTCCTCGATACCACGAACTTCGTAACCGGACTTGAAACCCGCCCGACCGATGAGATATGACGTCGCCACAGTCCCAGCCACCGCGAAGGCGGTCAGTATCGCCGGCGAATTCTCAGCGGCGGCCTTTCCGGCGCGATGAATAACCGCGCTCAGATCGAATGCCATGGTTCTGCTCCTTTGTGAATATCGCCGACGATAACGACGAACTGTGTGGGGGTTTACTTCTTGGCGTTCTTGATGGCTTCGAGGAAGCCCGCCCTCTTCATGACGAAGACCATTCCGGCGGTGACGCCAGCTCCTCTGACAAAGTGTGCACCGAAGTCCACGCCCGTTTCGACGAGAGCCCTGGTGAAGATGTAAGTCTTGGTCTTGGGCTTTTCGTTGAGAAGCTTACGGCTGTACTTACGGTACTCTTTGGGTTCACTCACGCGGATATCCCTATCGCTTGGTCTTGACGCTGGGAGCTTTGTAGGCGGGTGCTGGAGCCTTCGGCGGAAGAACCTTCGCAGGCTGTCGTGCTTCCTTGCGAGGACCCTGATGCGGCTTCGAGGTCTTCCGCGTCGACGGAATATAGACACCGTGGTGATCAGTCACGGTGACCGTAGGGACTACGCCGGAAGGCTCGTTCTTGGTGAGACGAACGGTAGTTGAAACGCCGAGGATCGAGTACTTGTAGCTGAGTACGCCGTCCTTGTACTTGAACGGCTTGTCCTTCTCCTCGGAGGCCAGCATGTAGGTGGCCAGAGCATCTTGGTCGCCGTGCGAGTAGTACGTGAATGGCGTGGCGGTTGACTTGGTGCCGTCGAACGTTCCGAGCCAGTAGATGTAGCTCGAGTCGCGCCCAACAACCCAGATCTGTATCCCGCCCGCAGTCACCTCTGCTCTTGCGAGATCTTCACCATCCGTACCATGCTGGTACCAAGTCCCGATGAGGCTCTTCGGAACGCTGGAAGACTCCCCCGAGGAGCTTCCGCACGCCGTCAGCAGAGCCATCACCATGAACGCGAGGATGGCGAATATGGCTATGACGTTTCCCGTAAGACCCGTCGTCTTTCTGGACACTTCTTCCCCCTGCTATTCGGGCTCTTCATCATTTTTGATGCGAGCTTTCATGTTTTCTTCGTATTCGATTTCGTGGTCGGTCTTCTCTGCCAACGTGTAGAAGTTGACACGATAACCGTCCGCCTCACTGACCCAGTGTCGGAACACCTTACCGTGTTCTCGGGCTCCTCGAAGAGTTCCTTCTGGAACGACCAACATGGTGTTGTAGTCGTAAGGAACAATCGTCCGCTTGTACTCGGCGAGTTCGGAGTCCTTCTTGTAGTAGGCCATCCATCCCGACATGGAGGCCAGACCCATACCCGCTCCGGAGATGATCAGATATGCATACTGAGTCTCCGGCTGTACGTGGATGGCTTGGAGAACGACCTTCGCCGTTCGAAGAAACTTCTTCACGACCGAACCTTTCCGAGAAATGCGAAACCCAAACCCCTTGTGGGGGTCTGGGAATTGAGCGGTACTACTGGATCAGTCAGTCTTCCTCGGTGTTCTCTTCGTCTTCGTCGGTGTCCTCGTCGGTGGTGGAGTCCTGGACGTCCTTCGCGACATCGCTGAGGAACTTGAACGCGACGAGGGCCGCACCTCCGGCGGCGACGGTGACGGCTCCGAGTACGATCAGTGTCTTCTTGACATCCGATCGCGATTCGGGAGTAACGTCCTCGCCTTCAGCGGGGGTACGACCCATCTTCTTGTCCACGTCCTGCATGATGCGGGTGAGGAGTCCAGTCTTCTTGGCCTCGGGGTCCTTGGGGGAGAAGAACATGATGGTTTCCAATCTGAGTGGTAGGGGTCTCATTATAGGCCTTGTTTTTCTTGCGAGGTCAGAGGCCTTTTTAGCGCTTTCCGCGCTCGATGATGATCTTGCCGGTGGTCTTGACGATGGTGATGGCCACGATGACCAGACCCCACCTGAATGCCGCGCTCTTCAGGTATGGTTTGATGATCACCCGCTTCAAGTCACCCACGATGTTGTCGGACGCCTGGATGAGCTTGTCGACCGCTTCGTTCTTCTCGGCCTCGAGCTTGTTGTTCGGGGCGGTGATGTCGAAGACTTCTTCACTCACGATACTTCTCCTGTCTAGCTGCTGAAGTCAGGGCGACCGTAGCGGCCCTTTGTCCGATAGGTCTTGGCTCGCTCTTCGGCTTCCTTGGCGTAGGCCCGCTTGCTCTGGTAGCTGCCGAAGGAGTCGATGAACTTGGCCGCTCCCGTGAAGAATGCAGCACCGGCCAGTAGTACCCCAATGGGGTTTTCGTCCCAGGCTTCCTTGAGTCGTCCGACAGCTTCGTTGATGCCCTTGCTGATCGGGTTCTTCTTGGTCTCGTTCTCGGTCATGGGAATATCCCCCTAGTACTGGTCGAGAATACGAAATCTGTGGTCCCAGACTTCGCGATAGTTCGTCCCGGGTGTGGAAAGAACTTTGATTGCTTTGGTTTCGCCGTTGACGGTCGTAAGACCTTGAAGATACGTTACAACGTATCCTTCTTCCTCCCTGAGCAAGGTGAGCACGTAGCGGAACGAGTTCTCGGATACGCCAAACTTCTTGTGCATATCCTTGGTCACCATGACGTGGTCGAGTTTCGCGACCAAGGCTCTGAGTTCGCAGCGAGTCTTAGTTCGCCACTTGTCGTTGATCGTGAATTTCTCCACGAAATATCCCTTTCGCGAAACTCAAACCCCTTGTGGGGGTCTGAGCTGTTGAGGTCTTACGGGGAATATCAGCCTTCGGTGGGAATGTCCACCTCGATAGCCTTCTTCGCGATTCCGGCGATCACGCCGATGCCGACAACGACGACAGTCTTGATGACGATGTACTTGAGCAGCGTCTTCCTCATGTCGCTCTTGACAGCAGCGATGCGAGCGGCCTCTTCGGGGGAGAGGGGCTTGGTGGTGGAGTTCTTGGCGTTGGGCATGATGTCTCCAATCGTAGGGGTCTCATTATAGGGCTTGTTTTTTGTGCGAGGCCTATTAGCGCTTGTAGAATTTGATAGACCAGGCGATTACGAAGAACATAAGTGCTAGCTCGTAGTTCTCCGAGATCATGATGATGAAGCCAAGAATGATCGCGAAAAGGATCGCGTCAGCCTTGACTTTGTCGTTCATGATTCATCCTCATCGTTGTCCTTGATGTTGTAGTACTTCTTGCAGCTTTCCCAGCCGTTGTCGAATGCTGCGTCGTGTACTCGCTTCATCTCACGTTTTTGGTATTTGAATGCGAATACGACGATGGTTGTGGCGACGGTAAGCATTTTGCGATTCATTACTACTCCGTTTATTTGACGAAAGCATAAACCCCTTGTGGGGTTCAGAGGCTTTTGAGAAATCAGGCGCGGTTCTTCTCGGCGTACAATTCGCGAGCGAGTGCGAAGATGTCGTCACACTGCTTCTTGGCGTCCTCCTCAATCAGGAGCTTAGTGCCATAGGCATAAACTCCGATCAGAGCAGCAACGCTCGAAACAGCGGCGACAGCAGCAATCTTGGCGAAGGGCATGTCGATTCCAATCGGTAGGGGTCTCATTATAGGCCGTGTATTATTTGCGAGGTTCTACCGAATTTTCCCCGGCGGAAAATTTTAGAATTTGAAAGGTATCACCGTCCAGAACATAGTGTATGTATATTTGGGATCTGTACCGATATGCTTACAAGCGTCCTCGAACAAGTATTTGTATAGCTCCTCGCTTGATTCTTGCCACTTGATCCATGCACTGATAGTGCCTTTGCGGTTTACCGACGGGGATTCGATGGTCATAACGTAGAAGAACTTCTTTTTGCGTCGGAACATTTAGAGAACACTCCTATTTTGACGAAACCCAAACCCCTTGCGGGGCGGGTTGAGGTTTTACTAGTCGTTGTCAGCGCTTCGTGTCTTCTTGACCGCGATCTGGCTAGCTGTGTCAATCGCCTTGATGGCTGCGTAGATTCCGATCACGACAGCGGCACCGACCTTCAACACTTCCTTGCTTCGCTCAGCAATGAGCTTGACAGTTTCAGGGTCGACAGTGATGTGGCTGTTCGTGGAGGAATCTCCGTCCTTGGGGGTCTTGACCATCTTAACCTGGATCGCGCGGTCTTTGTTTCGTCCAAAGAGCATGATGGTCCAATCGTAGTAGGGGTCTCATTATAGGCCTTGTAAACTGTGCGAAACCCAAACCCCTTGCGGGGCGGGCTCGTTTAGTGATTCTCTAGAAGATGGGTTGTGTAAGCAAAAGTCCATTCGATCTTTTTGTGTTCATCGTCCCGGATTTTGTCATCCAGATACATCCTCCAAATGACGGAGTTGGCGTAGTTACGAGCACAGTTCTCAGCTATGGTTCGATTAATGCGCTTGCGTTCGGCGTGGTCCTTCATGAGTATGACGGTTTGTAGAATGGCAAAGGGGGCGACAACACCTAGAGTGTAAAGGATCTTTTTCATAATGATTCCAATCGTAGTAGGGGTCTCATAATAGCCCTTGTAAAACGTGCGAAACCCAAACCCCTTGCGGGGCTGGGTGTTGAGACTACTTCTTGTCCGGGTAGTACTCGTGGTACTTGGATGCGATCATCGAGCGGTCGTTCAGAGCCATGTCCCAGCCTTCCTTGTGAGCAACCTTCTTGATTCGGTCGGCCTCCTTAAGAGAGGAGTTCACGACGCGGGTCATAGTAGAGTTGGTCTTGATGAGGGCGGCAACGTAGCCGAGAGCGAACATGACGATCGCGATCACGAAGTAGATGAGCATGACGCAAACCTTTCGTAGGGGTCTCATTATAGGCCTTGTATTACATGCGACCTTTTAGAGAACACTCTCATTTTGACGAAACCCAAACCCCTTGCGGGGCTGGGCGTTGAGATCTTTGATGGTTAGTTTGTCGGTCTTACTTCTTGATCATGATGCCGACAGCGGTTGCTGCACCAATGGCGAAACCTACGCACGTACCGATCAGACGGATGTTGGCGATCTTGCGATCGCGGTTCATCTCGTCGATGGCGCGGTTGAGGTCAGCCAGCGGGCTAACGATCTGCTGCTGAGCAAAGTTGATGTCGAAACGGGGAGCGGGCATGGTTTGTCCAATCAATAGGGGTCTCATTATAGGCCTTGTATTCCGTGCGAATTAGGACAAATGGGCGAAAGCTAAAGCCCGTGTGGGGCCGGGCCTTAGCTATGAGACTGCTGTGATCAGCCTTCCTTCTGGGGCTTCACCCTGACAAACTTCACTGTTGCTGCTGGTGCATGGTATTGAGCGGCAACGTCGTTGAACTTGAAGTCGTAGTAGATCCTTTCCAAGCCTTCACCGCTGATGTTGTACTCTCCACGTGCCATCCTGATAGCAACGTAGTGCCACTTGTTGCTAGCCTTCTCGGTCTCAGCCAGCTTAACGGCTTCACGCTTGAGGGCTCGGTAGGCGTAGATCAAATTCAGCGTCGTGAACGCGTAGAAGCTGATACTACGAAGTAGTGCTTTAAGCATTTCGCTCCAAACGTAGGGGTCTCATTTATAGCCCCTGTAAAATTTGCGAGGAAATGCTTAACCCAAACCCCTTGCGGGGCGGGCTTTTGAGATCAATTATGTGCTCGGTAGTTCATGTAAGCGAACTGGTATTCGCGCTCCATATCATCCTTCGTCTTCACCTTGTCATCCATGAACAACTTCAATACTTGGTAGGTTGCGTAGTTCTGGGCGTCCTTCTCGAGCTTCTGAGCTCGACTGGCTTTCGCCATGGATACGCTACCCTTGAGTACGAATATGCCACAGAGGGCAAGGCAAGAGATGATGTATGCGAGCGCGGCTTTACCACCAACATTTCGCATGAATTTTCCAATCTATAGGGGGTCTCATTATACCCCTTGTAAACCATGCGAAAAAACAAACGACGTGTAAACCTTGTTAGGGGTCTACACGCCGTCTGTTTTAGACCTGCGGGTGGTGATTCAGAATTATCGGTTCTTGGTCACGAACGAGAAAGCCTTCGTGGTAACGGCATGTCCGTGCTCGTATCCGACGATGAGCGCGATACCGAGGATACTCGAGATCGACGACAGCACAGCGTCCTTGCTCAGATTGTTCTTGGAATCAACTTCCTTGAGCTTGTAGAGCTTGGCCACCTGGTCGGCGATAGCGGAGTACCGTTCGGAGTCGGGCTCCTCGTTGTGGAGTTCGGTCAGCAGACGATCCAGTTCCTCTTCGAGCTTGGTGGGTTCGGTCTTCTTGAACGGGATGTTCATGATCCATCCAATCGTAGGGGTCTCATTATAGGGCCTGTAAATCGTGCGACCCCTGTGACTGGTGTTATTCCTTGATCACCGGTGCGGTCTTGGCTACAGCCTTGTGCGACCACATAGAAGCCTCTTCGAGACACGTCATCGCTATGGATTTCTCTCGACCATCCTCGAGAATATCGTCGAGCAGACTCGCGAAGTGCTTGAACCGATTCCGGAGTCCGGCATGCATCGGAGCGGTAGCATTCGCTCCTTCGATCGTTGCCTTGTGGAATCCGAAACGGCTCTCGATCTCATCCTTACCGAGCATATTTAGTCAACCACCCTGAATCGAGCCTCGTTCATGGACGCGATCACCTGAGGGTGTGTGTTGAGACGAGCCACCATCCGCTTGGTCGTCTCATCGCCGTCGACGGCTTCGAAAGCCACATCACCGGCATACTTGGTGTCGCTGTTGTTGTACGACTTGGTCGCCACTCCGAGTACGACACCGAGGAAGGTGTTCACCGCGGCGATCGTTCCGATTACCTCTTCGGGATTCGGAAGATGCCAGATCTGAGCCAGGGCAAAATACAGAGCCCCGAGCGCAGGCAGTACGAGCGCTGCCCCATGCTTGACCGCCGCATAGGAGGCGTCATTCAACAGGGGTGTCTTGACCTTCGCGTGGCGCGATGACTCGGACATGGTTGACCCATCCTTCTTCACGGTTGCGGAATATATCCGGATGCTGATTGTGAGATCTGAACGGGAGGTTACGAACGTCGTTCATGATGCGTTCGGCCGTGCCATTGCCTCCCAAAGCCTTGTACGGCTCAAAGAAATAACGGTACAGGTCTTCGTACTCGTCCTTGGTGACCGAGCCGCGCTCAATATACTGGATACCCAAGGTAGTGATCCGGTCATAAGCGATACCCATCATCAGACGGGTACGGGCATTGGCTCGGGTGTCTCTACTACGAAGGAATGCCCAGAATCCTCCCGACCCCATCACAGAGCCAAAGATGATCACGACAGTCCTGAACCAGACGTCTGACATACGAACTTTCCTCCCCTATGCACTAAATGGTCCTCTTCCAGACTCCGGTACTGTCACGAACCCAGGGTTCGGCTCGCTTCCATACGCCACCTACCCGTACGTATGGAACGGCAAGCTTCATCGCCGTACCTACACGGATATAGGCTCCTGCAACGGTCCTGAAGCTAGCTGGCGCTGACCATGCGCTGTACCCCACAGCACTCTTAGCCCGTGCAAATACGTAGTAATTGGTACCGGGTGTAAGGCCTGAAATAACCTGCGGAGAGGAGGCGTTGACGATGGTCGTAGGGGTTGTGGAACTGGTTCCGTAACCGAGCTGAAAACCGGTGATTGCAGATCCACCATTACCATTCGCGGTAAACGATGTATCTACACTCGTGGCCGTGATGCTCGACAGAAGTGGAGTGCTCGGTGCATCCGGAACTTTGAGCGTTTTGATACTTGATGACGCTGACCAAGGACTGTAGCCCTTAGAGTTATGCGTTCTGGCCCAGAAGTAATATGTCACTCCCGGGGTGAGACCACTGATTGTTGTAGATCCGTCAGAGCTGACGATGGTCGCCCCGGATACGCTTGAGTCTTCATCATAAGCGATCTGTCGGGCGTCAATAGCGTCTCCGCCATTATCTCCGTCTGTGAACTTAACGACCACAGAGTTGGATGTGACGCCCGACAGAGCGGGCTTACTAGGCGCGTCCGGAGCCGTGTCACGAGTAATCGCGTGACTGAACGTCGTCGGTCCACCGATGCCCGAAATATCGGTGTCGGTGATCAGCTTGAACGTGACGGTCTGGGAATCAGTTACGTTACGTTCACCGATCTTGTACCAATCGGCTCCCGTAGGGTAATCAATAGTCTTGTTCGTCGTACTACCGTTGGCGGTGTACGAGAACTGAAGACCGTTGTACCAGTCACTGGAATATCCGGCTTTGAACCAGAACTCGACGTCTCCGCCGGTGTCCCGGATCTCCATCTTTCCAGTAGAGCCAGTGGTTTTACTCCAGACTGTCGTCACGTTACCGCCTAAGGCAGGATCTTGAAGTAGATATCGCCGTCGTTACCACCGGTGGGATCGGCAGTGCCCGAGGATATGCCCGAAGCGTCTCGGTAAGCCGACTTGCTGCCTGGGATCAAGACCTTCAATCGAGCTACGAAGTCTCGAGTGAGGTTGATTTCCTGACCGCCGTAACGAACACGTCCGGCTTCCCCCGTATCCGGTACGAGAGGATAACCTTGTGCTGATGCGTCATCTCCAATAGGCATGGCAAACCTCCTTCGCTACAAATATCAGGGTTGGTTGGCCCAGAACTGGGTGGAATCGTAATCGGTCCATACCTTGTTGATCGGTACAGAGAGCCACGATCCCGGCGTGACGAAGTCGAGAACCGACAGCGTCGGATAAGAGCGAACACCATTCTCGTCAGACACGTAAATATGCTCCGTGACCTTCATGACGTTCCCGTTACCCTCAGAACCGCGTGTCTCGACCAAGTCACCAAGGTTGTAATCGACGCCGTACTTGTACTGACTGTACTGACTGACTTCTCCGTCGAAGCCTTGGTACCGACGGCATTTCGCCAGTTCCTCCATGCCTCTCTGGATCATCTGAGCCGTCGCCACAGACGGTGTGGGGTCTGTAATATCGTCAGCCTTTACGACCAACACACGGCGATCGAATCCCGCTGTACTCGAGTCAGCACCAGATGCGTAAACAATCTGAAAGCCGACCGGGGACATGACGTAAGCCACGTTCTTGTATGCGGCTGTGGAGAACAACTCGGATGTGTTCTCGAGATTGTTCATCCCGGGGCTGAACACGACTGCGGGAAGAGTCGTCTGATGCGTAGTTCGATCACTACCCATGTAGACGTTGAAGTAGAGCTGACCAGTATCGAAGTTCCGAATAAGACGGAACCCCATCAGATACAGCTCACAAATACCGACAATCGCCTCGTAGACCGTTTTGGGCTCGATCTCGTAAGTAACCACGTCGGTAGGGGAAGGGAGGGTGTCAGCCGGGAATATACTCGTCTCGTTGATGAGAGGGATTACATCCGCGGCATCCACTACCCCTGTGACGCACACATCGTGAAAGATCTTCTTCGCGATGTTGACAGGCGTATCCGTTATGACCCACTTGGGTGTGGTCGTTAGATCCGCCGTGGATGAACGAGCAACTCGACTGTCGAGAATGGCCTCGAGCGAGGTTCCCTTGATTTCGAGAACTCTTTCACCATTGTCGTTTGTCGAGTCCTCGACAGTCTCTATCGTCATGACACGATAAGACTCCTGGATGCCCAGCCTCACACCGGTCTTGAGCCTGTTTCGGTTCTCGAGGGTCGAAGCTATGACAAGCTGGAAATCCCCAACGCTTGAGAACCTTTCGGTCCAAATAAGGGATTCGTATCGGTCGATCACACTTTGTCGACGGTAGAGACTGTCGAGGATGAACACTTCCATTACAGACCTCCATATCGGGCTGTGTAAGTAAGCGTATAGGGAATGGCAGCCCCAGTTGCATACACCCGAATATGGTTGTCTCCGGGGAACAGCTTGAGCCAGCTTGATTGTGACGACATCGCGTACAGCAGAGACGAATCAACACCCGATCTTCTGAGGATGACGCTCTTGTTGCCATCGACGGTGCTGAATGTAAGCACGTCTCCGGACACCAAGGATGCGGCAAAGTCGAAGGTGGATATGGATCCGTTTGGGGCCCTGCAGTAGATCGTGAATGCCGACAGTGAACGGTTCAGATTCAGTTTGAATTCGAACCCGGTTTCCGAAGATCCAGGATACTGGAGCAACGTTTCTGATGCACCAGAGACTGTGTTACCGGACACTACCGTGGGGGTGGTAGCCAAGAAGTCCGGCTCGAAACAGAGCAGTGAAATATCGACTGTCGGTGTCTTGGTGAACATCGGCGAATCGAAGGATTCCACAGTTGCCTGAATATCCACAGTCAGGCCATCGATCATGTAAAACCGCAAACTGACTTGAGCTTCCGGCATGAAAAACCCGTAAAGCCGGGTCCTGAGTTCGCGGACAGAATCCACGACATAGTCAGGCTCAAGACCCAGCTTCATGGTGATGTTGCGTGCGTCTCGCCTCGTACTCTGGAGCCTGCCTCCATCGGACGTTGCGTACTTCGAAGAAGTGATAGACGCTTTTACCGGATCTAGTCCGTTTATCTCCTGGACGAGTACGCCAACTTCAGCGTCCAGAGAAAGGACGAGAACGTCTCCGTCAGGAGTACGGGCTTCAACCTTGGTGATCACAGATCAGCCAGAGCTCCCTTCGCCTTGGACAGTTGGTTGTTCGTCTGACGGTAGATTTCCGCGGGCGAGAGAGCCTTTGGAGAGTTGTTGTACTGGTTGAACGTGACCGACTTTGTCGGAATTTCTCCCCCGGGGTTTTCGGCGGATACGTTCGACATACGTGCCTCGGAAATAGCCTTTGCCTTGGAATAGGCAGAGTCGACCGAGATCGTATTACCGGCGAGAAGTCTTCCGACGTCTCCAGCAGTCTTCTTGACACTGGACAGGTCCAGGACAGGGGTGACTACGGGTTTGGCGTCGATATTGCTTGTCACCATGTCGGCCATGTTGCTCAGAGACTTCTTCAGCGAGTCTGTGGCTGCGATACCCATGCTGGATGCAGAGGTTTCGATGATTCCGGTGGAATCCTTGAGCCCCTGTGCGAGACCCTTGGCCGAGAACTTACCGATCTCCATGAAGACCCGCGAAGGAGACTTGATCCCAAGAGCCTTCTTGATAGCCTTGACCATCGAGACTGCTATGGCATCCATTTCCTTCTGGATAGCCTTCTGCTGCTTCTGGAGACCCTTTACGAGTCCCTCTGCAGCGTGAACGGCGGCGTCGTACAGTTCGCTGGATGCCTGAGACCCGAGAGACTTGGCAGCCGTAGCCAACTGACTGTCGAGATTGTTGATCTCCTTGACCGCATCCTTACCACCGGCAAGGAGTTCGTTCGCGAACGGAAGTGCGTCAGTACCCTTCGAAAGGAGCTGACGATACGCTTCATCGTTCAGGCCCAGATCACGCAGACGCTGGAGAGTATTCGCAAACTGCTTAGTCTTCTCAATCTGCGTCTTCAGGTCTGCTTCGTATTCAGCAACGTGTGTTTCCGGAGTGATGTCCGGAAGATTGTCGTACTGATCGATGATCTGCTTCTTGAAATCATCTCTTGTTTTGATGATGTCGGCCAGTTTGTCCTGCGCGGCCTTCAGAGCATCAGTGACCTTGTCATACCTCTGTGCCAGAGCATCGAGGATGGCGTGCTTGGCCTTCAGCTTCTTGTTCACGAGCTCGTAAGCAGCAGCCTCAGCGGCATGCTCCTTCTTTGCCTGTGCAAGAGCGGCCTTGGTCTTCTTGATCTCGTCGTTGTCCTTGTGACGAGCGTGGGTCAGCCTCTTGAGCTTCGCTTGCAGAGTCTCGATGTCCTTGGCGGATTCCGTCATGGCAGTCTTGACCTGATCGCGAAGGTCCTTGAAGGCCTTGTCGACCTTGTCCTTGTCTCCACTCTTCAGACCCTTAAGGAAACCCTCGTTGACCGAGTTACCGATCTTGATGAAGTCCTTAGAAGGAGAGTTGATGTGGAGCGCACTCTTGGCTGCACTAATTGCAGACCCAGCGAGATGCTTAGCCGCACTGACAACTTCGCCGACACCCGCGGCGATACCCTTAGCCATACCCTTGATCATGGCCACAGCGAGTCTTCCACCGGCTTTACCAAGCTCTGCCGAGTGCGAGTTGATCGCCTTCGTCACACCATTGATAAAGCTGATGATGAGCTTTACACCAGAATCGATGATCTTGGGCAGAGCCTTACCGATCCCATCAAGGAATGCCACGATAACCTTAGCGGCAGCAGCAATAACCTTTGGAAGATTATTGGCGATACCAGTGAGGATACCTGTGATCAGCTTCAAGCCCGCTACGACCATCTTGGGTACATAGTTGGCGAGTTGCTGAAGCATCATCGTAAGAAGCCGGAGAAGCGTCGTCACGATCTTCGGGGTAAGCGTCCCGATAGCCTTGATGAGTGCCAGCAGTACGGTAGTGATCGCCTTAGTGATCGCCGGTCCGGCCTTGGAGATCGTTTGAGCGAACGAAATAACCGCCAGGCCGATTTGCTTCGCCACCATCGGGAGAAGACCGACCATTGCCGTTACGATAGCCACCAATGCCGCAGCCCCTGCTGCACCGGCCACACTCAACGCTGTGAGCGCAGTCGCGAACAGAAGAACGCCAGCTCCGACAGCCAGTACGCCCACACCAAGAAGCGTGATAGCTGCACCAAGAGCAAGCAATACAGGGACCACTGGAGCCAGAAGAAGCCCCGCCACACCGAGAACGGCAAATACGCCGACCAGTGTAAGGAGACCCTTTGCTATGGCTTCCCAGGACATCTGACCGAAAGTCAGAAGCACCGGTGCCAGAAGGTTCAATGCTGCAGTTACTACCAGAAGTGCAGCCGCACCCGGAAGCGTTCCGGTCATCAGGATCATGGCTGCAGATATAGCAGCCAGAGAAGTGACTAGAACTGTTACCGCCTTACCGATCTCCTCCCAACCCATGGTGGCCATGGTTTGAAGAGCAGTGGCGATAAGGCCCAGTGACAGAGATACAAGCAAGATGCCCGCGGCTCCAGCGACTGCGTCCGGCGGAATGATGAACAACGCCGCGGATATGATTCCGAGCGCACCCAGCATGGCCGTGAGACCCTTAGCGATCTCCTCCCAGCCGAGTAGTCCAAGCTGTTCGAGTGATTTACCGATTAGCAGCATTGACGCTGCAACCAGTACAACCCCGGCACCTCCGCCGATGGCATCAGCGGGGATGAGCTTGAGGGCACCGGATATGATAGCGAGCGATCCCGCCATCGATACAACGCCCTTTGCTATCTCTTCCCAAGAGAGCTTGGCGAAATCCTGCATGGCGCTAGCGAGAATCTTGATTCCCGCAGCAAGCAGAATAAGGCTCGCGCCCTGGGTGACACCCATCTTCTCAACCGCGGCAAACTTCGTGAACAGTACAAGACTACCCAGAAGTGCGCCAACCCCGACGAGACCCTTTGCCATATCCTGCCAGCTAAGTCCCGAAAGGTCTGTTACCGCACTGGCGAGAATCTTGATCGCCGCAGCAAGGGCAATCATGCCCAGTCCTGTGGAAATAAGACCTGTCCCGGAAGGCATGAGCTTAGCCGCACCAGCCATGGCTCCGAGGAGAACGACAACGCCAGTAAGACCCTTAGCGAGACCGTTCCAGTCCAGATCCGCAAGCTGCTTCACCGCAATAACCAGAAGATCCACGGCCAGAGCGATAACAATCATCGCCGCACCGAGCTTGATCATCTGGCCCATACCGGCACCGCCAAGTACCTTGTTGAACAGGAACATAGCCCCGAACAACTGGGTAAACATGACGGTCAGAGCCCCGAGAGCCCTGCTGAGGTTCTCAACGTTGATCTTTGACAGCGCCACCACAGATATAGTGAGGATGCCGAGAGCTGCTGCAATCTCGAGGAGTACAGTGGCCTTCAACGTGCTCTGCATCGCGGAAAGGGTTCCGGTCAGCTCATCAAATACACCGGTGATGGATTCAGCAATATCGCCGAGACCACCAGCATTCCCGAAGCTGGACACGAAGTTCTTGATGAAGAGAACCAGAGCCGCAAAGAGACCCGTATTGATTCCAGCGAACACCTTGCCGCTGTCGATACCCGAAAGGCCTTCAGAAATATAGTCACCGATACCACGGAAGAAGTCCGCAATCTTGGTGGCTACAGATCCGAAATCAACGTCACCAAACTTCTTGATGAAGGCGATGACCTTGTCGCCGCCCTGAGATATGGCATCCAAGAGCTTCCCCATTGGGGAGAGTTTGGCCGCAAATCCCGTGACTGACTTCTCGGCATTGACCGATCCGAGACCCATCTGAGAGAAGAAGTTCGAAACGATCTTGGCCAGGGTCTTGAATGCTGTAATCGGAATGAGGAGGATCTTACCGATCGCTGCGAAAATCCTGGTAAACGCATTCCCTTCCTTGAGGGAATTACGGAGGGCTACAAGAAAATCGCCAATCTTTGCGGTGAAGTTGAGAATCCCGCCGGAACCCTCGGTAGCCGCACCAGCAAAGTCAAAGATAGCACCAACGACAGCCTTTACGACATCAATCACAATGCCGAATACGGCAAAGACGCCTGCAAAGGTTCGCTTCAGCTTGTCAGCAGTTTCGCTTCCGATCTTGAGCTTCTCGGTAAAGTCCCGGAAGTTCTTGGTCATGTCCGCAAGTTGTTTCCCTGTGGTGGCAGGGAATATCTGACGGAAGGCGTCATGAATCGGCTTGATTACCGAACCGAGAGCCTTGAATGCGTTACCGAGTCCAGAAATAAGTGCGTCTCGCCCGCCGAGCTTCTTCCAATCCGAAAGCATTTTGTTTCGGGCATTGGAAGAGTCGCTGACGATCTTACCGAGGGAGTTACTTACCCCTGTGAACAGACCCTTTGCTTCGGAGAAGTCACCAAATATGGTCTGGAAGGTCTGAGACCAACCGGAGCCGATGGATTCCTTCAGAGTTCCGAAGAGCTGTGTAAGGGTCTTGACTTCGGTAGCCGCGGCCTTAGCCATCTTGGCCTGATCCTGAATGGCCTTGATCTGAGACTTGCTGAAGCCTTGTGCCTTGAGCTGAGCATCGGTGAGGTCACCGGTGAACTGTGCCAGAGTCTGGGTCAGAACCTTTGAAGTCAGCCATGATTCCTGGCCAGGCTTAGCCGTGATGGACTCACGGAAAGACTTGCCGCCAATGGTGACATTCTTCATCTCACCCTTGAGCTTTACTGCACCATCCTTCAGGGTGCCCATCTTGACCGCTGTCTGTGCCAGAGCACGCTGGAATACGGTACCGCCCATACCGGCGTTAACAACCGAGTTCCAGTCTTCAAGCGAGACTCTGCCTGCGGAAATGGCCTGGGACAATTGATACATTGCACCAGACGCCTGCTCCGAATTGGAGCCAGACAGAGCGGCCAGGTTGGCGATACCCTTGATCGCCGCGGTCGATTCCTTGAGACCAACACCAGCAGCCGTGAAGGTACCGATGTTCTTCGCCATCTCGGAGAAGTTGTAGATGGTCTGGTCGGAATAATGGTTGAGCTCGTTGAGAGCTGCGTTGACGTCCTTCAGGTTTGTACCAGCAGCCTGGGTGTTAGCCAGAATGGTCTGGACCGAATTCAGGTTGGTTTCATACTCATGGAAACCGTCCATCACCGGAGAAAATGTCAGCGATTTGGCCATTTGCAAACCAGCGGACATCGCCCTCTGGGTCAAACTAGCCAAGGCTGTGATACCGACAACCGACATCGCTTTGAACTTGTCGCCGACTGCCTGAGCGGCCGATTCCAGGTTCTTGAGCGACATCCTCTTGGCTGCAGCGTCTACTTCCGAAAGACCTTTTGTAGCGTCCTTCATTTCGAGCTGCTTGGTGAACCGACCAAGAGAATCACGAGTTCGAGCAATGCCCTGTTCGAAGGCGGCATTGTCGAATTTCATCTTAACAATACGCTCATCGATGGACGAGCTCATGTGGCGGTCACCGCCTTCCATACCTTGTCGGATATCGCATCGAATACGGGCTTGATAGCCGGATTGATGAAGTCACGCCCTTGAACGTAGCCCCCAGTTCCGGTTCCATGTCCGTACTGAAGCATGATGACCACTGGAAATCCATTCTCGACGTCCGTGTTCAACCAGGCCAGTTCATAGTTAGTACCGGATACGGTGACTTCGTAATCCCACGAATGGGATGCCAAACCTGTTTCCATCTGTGTAGCTGAAGAAAGGGCCGAGACGCCCATTTGACCGCAAGATTCCAGAATACCGCGAATATCCACCTTTGCTACGTGAGCAAGAAATGCTTCGGTGTTCTTGAACGAACCGACAGTTGTTATGGTTATCATCTCGGCCCTCCTTTCGTTTACTCCAGACCTGTCAGCTTCCGTCCGAGATCGAACGTGCTGCTGTTGACGACACGAACCGAGTCGAGCGTCTCGAAGAACACTCGGAGCACATATGCTTCGTCAACGGTGTATCCGAACAGCTCGACCAGGGGGTCGGTGCCATCGGAAGGATGGTTTGCCAGCCACTTGGCGACGTTCTCCACCTTGTCGAAGGCCGAACGGACAGCGATTACTGCCTGTGCCGCCTTCTGATCGAGCGTGGCCTTGCTTACGTCGAAACCGACAGCCATTTAGGCCTCCTTCGGTGAATATGAGTCAGGAAGCCGACTCGTAGGTGAAGTTCCCTCTGAGGTAATCGCCAGACGCCCATGTCCAGGGAGAGATGGAGTCGACGTCACCAGGGTTAACGGGGGTGCCGCTGAACATCCCACCCGCCATGCTCAGGATGAACGTGGTAGTGGTACTGGTCTTGGCACGTGCCATCATCATGCTGGTTCCGGTTCCACCATTCTGCATGTGGATGAATCCCATGGAGTCGCCAGTTCGGGCTGCCGCAACAGGAAGACTGAACAACCAGTTGTCGGTCGTGGTAGGAGAGGCACCGAAGTTGGTGGAACTTCCGAACACGATTTCAAACTTGCAGTCGACCTTTCGCCCATCCTTGAAATATCGGCAATCAACAGTTGCATTACCGAGAGATGGGAGACGAAGACCCGAAGAAGTAGTCCACGTAGGAGTCCACTGGGTCGAAGCCGGGAATTCAACATGGACCTTCTGCCAGTTGGTCCAACCCGAAGCCGAGTTAGCGGTTCGGAACCAACGTACGGGAACCCCGGAACTTCCACCGACATGACTGGTGAAATCCTGCTTGGCGAAGTCCGTACCGTCCGAATATGTCTGAATCTCACCCGCAAGACCCGCAAAGTCCCAACCCGTGGAACTCGAAGTCGTGAAGTAGAGCCTAGAAATACCCGTCGGATAGGATGTGAATGACGTCGACTGGGAAAATGACGCAGTGTTCAGATCATTCATGATCATCTGCTGTCGCCAAGCGGTCCAGCCACCACCATTGTTGGACGTGTGGTAATACCTGACCCACGCCCTGGGGTTACCCGTACCACCAGGGTTCGAGTAGAACGTCTGCTGAGTACGGTCCGTGTGAGGGCGGTTGGTCATGACAGACCCGGTCGAGCTGTTTACCGACCAACCCTCAGATCCAGTCAGCATCATGTGAGAGATACCGAGAGGATATGAAGCAGGGGTAGCCGACTCAGCCGGAATTGTACCGAGGATCTGGACCTTGTTTCCCGGGATCGAGAAAAGGCTGGCAGGAGTAACAGCGCGAGTAGCGTCGGTTCCCGCCTGAGTTTCCGCATCGGTCGCGAGTTCGACCATTCCCTTGGCGCCGGTTGTAGCATCTGCTACGTGACCGACGTCGATCTGGGTACCGTCATGCTTCTCGAGAATGAGGTGACCTGCGGAGTCGAAATCGCCATCGACAATGGTTGCCGCTTCGATAGCGAGCATTCTCGAGGCTGTCAGACCTGTGATAGTAGCCACATAACCACCTTTCTACTCGGAGCTGATGGTGTAGGTGTCCTCGTCGAGATATGTAGCCGTATTGGATGTGATCTCGAACGTGTCGTCGTCAATCATGCGAATGACATCGAACGGTGCCGTAGCGGTCCACGTACCATCACCGTTGTCGGTGATTGTGAGCGTGGAGATAGTGTCGTAAGCGGCGAGAATATCCGAGAAGCTAGGCAGACGCGCTGTGTCCGCTTCGGTTCCATAAAGGATGTCCTCGATCAACGTGACGATCTCAGGATCAGTATTACGCGTATCGATTACGACGTGTGATGTAGGTCGATAACCCGGTATGCGTTCAGGAAGAGTTGTGATACCCCAACTGAACTCCATCGGGTCCATCTTGTCGGAAAATGACTGGTGAGCTTCCGAAGTGGGGGAAACGGTAGCATTGTAGATGATATGAATGCGATAACCCGCATCGCTTTCCAGATCATTACCGATCATGGTCCGATAGGTAAGGCCAAAAGACTTTCTACGCTGCTGAGCAATGTAAAGCCCTGATCGTGGCTGTGCATTACCATTGCATTCCGCAAATTCCTGCGGGTATGTGAAAGCCGATATGGTCATCTCGAGCTCTTCGGGATTCGAATTGTTCGAGTACTTGATGCCATCTTGGTAGAACGGATTGGCGTCACCACCGGAGGGGTTCTCAGTGACGTCGGTCAGACCATTCCAGACGACACCCGGTTTGTCAGGGAGGTAGAGAACTCCCCTGTCAACACCCGCTTCGTAATACCGTGAACCCGCGGTTGACCAATCGAGTCTTGTCAAGTCAGTTTCCTCCTCTCACCCGGAAGTGCCCAGCATCTTTCGTCTCTGCTCATTGAGCTCGTGCTGCCTTCGGGCAGCCTCGGAGGGACTCATCTTCTTGGGAGGTGTGCTCTTCTGGTTACACACCTGGATAAGCGTCAGAAGCCGATTCAGATGCCAGTATTGAGCTTCCCAATTGATGTTGAGCTGAATCATCCAGTAATAGATGACTTCAGCCGTAATAATCTCCTTGTTCCGAGACGGTGTTTGATTGGAGAACCAGGTAGCGGTCATCTTCGCTTGGATGTACTCGTTTACCTGTTCGCCATGCTTTTCGTTTAGCCTGAGAAAGACTTCCTCTGGAACATCATCGTCCAAAGCCATGGCTTTGACGTACCAAAAGACTTCTTCTGGGGTCTTCTCCGCTTTTCCCAAGAAAGGCTTTTCGAAGTGTGACTCCCATTTTGACAGGGAGACCAGAGAATGCTCCAAGTTTAGATCAAACGCAGCAAGTGTGACGAATTCCCGCTTCTCTTGGTCGAAACCCTCTTTGAGTACTACATGGAGTGTGAGCATTCTCTGGCCTCCTTTCTGTCAGGCCTAGACGAAGTCGAAGTACCAGTCGTCGTCCGTAACCGGCGGGAACTTGTAGCCGGTGTTGGGGTGAGCCGTGACGACGGTGTCCTCGGTGATGGTCTTCGTACCCGTGACGGTGAGACCGTTGATCTTGTAGGTGACACCGGTGACAGTCGGAATGGTGATGACGTGCGTAGTCGAGTTGTACGTCGGAGCCGTGGGGGTGGCGACTGCGACAGTCCCGCTGAACAGAGCGATCACGTCGCCCGGAGTCGGGAGCGTCGCGTCGGTACCAGCAGTGCCGTACAGCATGTCCTCGAGCGTTGCGAGAGCGGTTGCGTCGACCTGAGTCGAGTCGATCGTCAGCGTGGCCGTCGGCTTGTACGGCTTGCCCGTCTCGGGGTTGGTTCCCGGAACGTCGACCGGGTCCGTGGTGATCTCCCAGCTCATGGTGATCGCCTCGGGCGAGTCGTTGATCGTGGCGTAGGCCATCTCGGACGGAGCAGCCTTCGCACCGTACACGAGGTGGATCTTGTAGCCGTACTCGGTGTCCTCGAGGTCGTTTCCGAGGCGGGTACGGTAGCTGAACCCGAAAGACTTGCGGGTCTGCTGTCCGACCGCGACACCGGGAGTCGGGGAAGCAGTGCCGTTGCACTGTCCGAACTCCGGAGGATAGGTGAAGGCCTCGATCGTGCCGCCGAACTGCTCGGCAGACAGGAGGTTGGCGTACACACGGTTGTCGGCGTACTGCTTGTTCGCCTCAGCACCGGAGGGCGACTCGGTGACGGTGGTAAGACCGTTCCAGGCGACACCAGTGTCGTAGACACCGAGCGCGTTGGGGATGTACAGGACACCCTTGTCGACACCGGTCTCATAGGTGCGCTGTCCGGCCTGATCCCAAAGAAGGGCGGTCATTCGTTACTCCCCTTCAGAAGTAAAGTGAGTAGGCATAGTGGTGAAGGTTGTCCGCTGTATATGCGCGGCTGAAGCTGCACATCGGCAACCTTGCGATTACACCACGGACAGATATGTCCGGATCTCTGGTGATTAGTGTCACCAGATATCGGTCGGTGTAACTGTAGGTTTTATTGCCTGCGTACTCTTTCTTGGCATTGTCGAGGGCGTAAACGATACACGGATACGCCATCTGAAGGTTGGGAGGGGGCTGGAAATATACATTACGCGATCCCAGCACCCCTTCCAAATGTGTCTGCAACTCAAGGCGTGGGGCCGTTGTAGACACCCCCAAGATTCAGAATAAGGCGGGGGTTCTGCAGTTCAGCCGAAGAGACTGACCACTTGGCCCCCGCCCACACGACATAGCGGATCGCGAAGAAATTTTCGCGGGCAAACGCATCCGCAACGATACTGATCGAATTACTCACCGAGAGGTCGTTGTTGACGCTCTCACTGCTTTGCTGGAACCTCAGCGAATTCCGGATGACATCTCCAAAATATGAGATCTCGGTCATCTGGTCTTCGTGCACGCCAGGAGCAGTTTCTACAGTTACTCCGTATCCCACCTTTCCAGAAAATCGCATGATTGAATAACCTGTCTACTAGGCCGGGTTGCGGGTGAACTCCCAGTTGTCTTCCTCGTCGTTGGCGAAGAAGTAACCGGAGGCCGCGGTCGCGTAGACAGTGGTGGACGCACCAGCCGCCAGAGCGGTCTGAGCACCCGCGGTGAGCGTGGTACCCGAGCCGTTCTTGTAGACCACACCGGTCACGGTCGGGATCGTCACGACACCGGTGACCTTGTTGAAGCTGGGCTTCTGCGGAACAGCGACGACGTCGGTAGCAGCCACCTTGCGGATGACCAGAGCCGACTTCGGCTTGATGAGAGCTCCCGACGCACGAGTCTCCATCAGGTACTTGTACTGGTTGTAGTCGATGTCGAAGTCGTCGAACGTGGTGAGCTCGCCGCCGCGGTCGGTACCGACGTTGTAGTCGTCCAGGTTGACGATGATACCGATCAGCCCAGCGACCTCCTTCATCGGCTCGACGGTGACGATCGCCGCGACACCGAGGGCGTCAGCGACTTCCTGACGGGTCTTGTAGTACCGCTGGCCGTTGAGGTCACGGGCCTTCAGGAACTTGTTGAGCTGCGGGATCGTGGTGAAGAAGGTCGGCGTGCCGGTGCCCTTGTAGAACTCCATGCCGTCCATGACCGCATCCACGACTTCCTCGTAAGAGGAGTTTGCGTCGTCGACGTTCACGTTCAGCGTGGTGACGAAGAGCTCGTGGTCGTTGATGATCGAGCGGATACCCGAGCCGCTGGACGCCCCCATGGGGTCCTTGACCTTGTCCTCGTCGGTGATCTGGCGGCCGTCACCGATCAGAACCGCACGGGCGAACTCCTCCTCCGTCATCAGGCGCATCTCGCCCTTGAGGAAGTCGACCATGTTGAAGTCGGTGATGTCGAGCAGATCGTCGCGGTCGAGCTTCTGCTTCTTGTAGATCGTGGTCGGGTCGGTGGTCCTCTTGGTGACCCCGAACCACTCCTCGAGCTTGTAGTTGCCCTTGATGTAGCCCTTGGCGCGAGCCTCGTCCTGCCGCAGGTCAGCCGAGAAGGTCTTGATGCGGGAGAACGGGGTCCGACGAACACCGTTGAGAACGGCGCTGACCCACTCGGTCCGGCGCTTGACGAGCTCGATCTCACCCGTGACCGGCTTGTTGTCCGGGAACAGGGTCTCGATGTTGTCGATGCCGTGCTGAAGGGCGTAGCTCTCGACAGCGGCCTTCAGGGAGCCCCGCTTGTCGGCGTCGGCGAAAATCGCCTTCATGTCGTCGTGAGAGAGCGTCTTGCTCTCGGCCTCGTTGTTGGCGCTCTGGTCGAACACGTTGCGCGACATCTTGGTGTCGGCTCCTTCCTGGTGGGTGAGGTCGCCCTCGCCGGGCTTGGTTTCGTCGGAGTGTGCGGCGGAGGCTTCAGCCTTGGCGGCTTCGAAGGCGGCGCCGATCATGTAGTCGACGACGTCCTGCTCTTCCGGGGACATGGCATCGTAAATATCCTTGATGCTCATGTCTTCGGCAGCGTGCTCGAGCTCCTCTTCGTCGTCCTCCACTTCCAGCTCGTCGAGGGCGTGCTCGATCTCGAGACCGGTGTGAATAACCGCCTCGTCTTCAAGCTCGGTCAGAGAACCGTCGCCGTGCTGAAGGTTGACGTAGTCGATGACTGCGCCGGGGTTGGCTCCCGAGAGAACCAGGCTGACCTCACGGATCTGACCGTGGGAAACGACCTTGTTCTTCTCGACGAGCTGATTGGCGTAGATCGACAGGTTCCTGATGTCGCGGTGCTTCACCAGGTTCTTGGCGTTCTCGCCCTGGGGCGTGCTGTTGAAGAAGGCGTAGGCGTACACGCCGTCCTCGCGGTGCTCCAGGATCGCGTGACCGAGAACGTTCTCAGCCTTGCTGTGACCGTGCTGCCACACCAGCGGGACCTGCTGGCGGTCCATGTGCTGGAAGGCGCCACTCAGGATCATGCGTCCGTCGCTGCACTTGAGATTGGCCTTGGTGGCCCAGCCTCCGAAGTCGGCTTCCTTGACTCCCATTTTGACTGTTCTCCCTCCTACTTAGTTCTTGGACTGAGCCTTGGCGGCTTGTGTCTTGCGCATCTTCGCGATTCGCTCTTGAATGGTCTTGAGCTTCTCAGTCAGCGACTTGACTTCGTCCGCAAGCTTCTCGTTCTTGCTGCGGTACTTCGCTTGAGCCTTTGCTTCTTTGGCCTTTTGGGCGGCCGTCTTGTGCTCGGGCTTTCGCTTCTCATCATGTCCGGTGGTCTTTGAAGAAGACTTGTCAGAGCTCTTCTTGTCGTGAGACTTCTTGGTCTCTACACCGCTTCGCTTCTTGGCTTGCTCGGTCAACGTCTTCAGAACTTCTTGCAGCTTTTCCAAACGAGCCTTGAGGGCGGTTACTTTGGCTTCTAGCTGCTTCTGACGTTCTTTCCGTCGCTGTTCCTGCGTCTTATGAGGCCTGGAATTCGTCGGCTTTGCCGAACCCTTCTTACGCCCCTTCAGATGACGATTCCTCAGGTAGTATTCACGGCGCTTTGCAGCGTCGTAATCGTGAATGAGTTCATCATCCATCTTCTACGCCCAGATCAGAGAAGATCTGGTCCAAGATGTCGTTGAGTCCATCCAGACCACTCTGAAGTGCTTCATCGCCATCGTCTGCCGTGTCATCCAGAGGCACATCGGATGATGCGCTGCCCGTCGAAATATCCGCCGAGCCATCCATAGGGGGATTGGGCTGGGGCATGTTGCTGTTGACGAGCTGATCGGCCTTCGGGTCCTTCGACGGCTTGATACCGATTGCCGCACGAATTTCGTTCGAAGACAGGACTTCGTTTCGGGTGAACTTGTCCACGATCTCGGCGAGCTGTTCCATAGGAACGAGCTTGAACGGGTCTCGGAAGTACATGATCGATTGCTTCTGAGTCCTGGCCGTCTTGGTCAGGAAAGTTCGCTTCATGGCTTCCGCGATGGCTTGTACGACAGGTTCGACAGTGCGGTTGAAATAATTCAGCATGGCCTTTTCATCGGCCGTACCGTTCATTACTTCTGCCGTCATGCCGAGCTGAACGTACAGCTCATTCGTGAGGTATTCGACCTGCTTGAGCAGGTTGTTCTCGAGAGGCCTGTTGAGCTGGGTGATCTTCTCGGTGCCGTCTGTATAAGCGACACCGTAGGTACTACCCTTCAACTGGGCTTCGAGATCCTTACGCCTTTGTTCAGCCTGCTGCCTGCGAGCCTCAGACTTTACTACGTAAGGAAGCTGAATGATCATGTCGAGCTTGCCGGAACTGGTTTGCTCATCCACCGCATCCAGCATACCGAGCTTGCGCTTGAGCCTCTGGAAAGTAGAGTTCGGCTGATTCATCACCGCGTAAAGCGGATTCTCGATGACTGCGGCCAACCTCTTCGGTACAGTGACTTCTTTGCGTTCGCCCTTGCGGTCATCATAGAGACTGACTCGGACATGCTGAGGGAACCAGGCTACGATTGTTCCAACACGGAGCTGTTGAATGCTGTAGGCATTGGAATCAGTGGGATCACTGTCGGTTACGACAGGAACCACGGCTATACATCCGTCTTCAAAGAGAGACATCGCCATGTCCTGACGGAATTGACGGGCTCCCTGATCGATGTTTGGTTCGACGGTCAAACAGTTCTGGAGATCACTGTCCATGTCCTCCAGATAGCTGCCGTTCTCGTCAGTCCTGACATGTCGAATGTCGATTCCAGCAACATCGATAGCCATTCGGGTGTGAATGGACGAAAGAATCGTCTGTTCACTGGCGTACCCAGAACGACGATTGGGGGCTCCGTAATAACCGGCACCACCATCGTAGGAACGGATCCCACCATTCATGTAGCTGTCATCCTGGAAGAGACTCCAGCTATGCTTCAGGCTGTTCACTACTCTAGATAGCAGGCCAGCCATGGTTCACCTCCTCTCATTTTGACGGTTTGGGTTGATTAGCCGATTCCCATACCACGAAGGAGGTCTTCTGCCCGCTTCATGCCGTTGGGGTCTTTGACTTTCTTGTAAGCCTTTTTCCCCGAGTCGAGAATGACCTTGTCGATGCCCGCCTTGTGTGCATAAAGAGCACCGCCGACTGCAAGTGCTGTCACTGCCGAAGCGTATTGTGCGTTTCCATTGAGAATGTGAACGGTCCCGCGGATGCCTCTTCCGGTACTCTTCTTGATGTCTTTGCGCTTGCGCTCGGACTGAGCCTTGGCGGCGTGCTTGGATGCATCTTGCTTGGCGAGATGGTGGTCGAAGGCTCGCTTGTAGGATTCGCTCTTCTTGCTCTTTCCCTCGACAGTCGCCTTGATCAGCTTACGTCGTGTTCCAGCGCCTTCGCCGTAGAACTGCTTTGCTCTAGCGAATTCCTTGGCGTCCTTGGCGGCTTCCCGATGAGTGCCGCGAGAAACGCCTTCGAGGTGATCGCTCTTACGAACACCCCAATGCATACCCTTGACGCCGTAATGCGTGATCTCACCCTCGAAATCGGAAAGCTTGAAGGGTGTGAACCCGGAAGCTTCAGAACGTCGCTGAAGTTCAGCATCAAGTTCCTCGTCCGAGGCATATGAAAACGGGGCTATGAATCCCGGCGTTCTGTCCAAAGGTTACACTCCTTTCTTGAATGGGGTACCGTCGATACCCATCTCTCGATGGAGGGTTTCGCCCCATACTTTTACGAATTTCGGAGGGTTAGTACCCCAGTGATACTGCGAAAAGAGTTCGGCTTCAACCTCTTCTCGATTGTTACCGTGCAATGCATAGCCCGACAGCTTACTCATGAACTGATAGTCATCACGAATACCATCTCTTGCGGCCTGTTCAAAGGCGGCTCTACCGGCTTTGAGTCGTGCCTCGATGTTGCCACCGGCGATGTTCCCGTTTTTGTCGTGGTAAGAAGTGGCGTGGAACATTGCGTGAGCGGTTTCATGGGTGAGAAATGCTTCGGGGGTTCCGCAACCTTTACCGACCCATTTCACTTTCTCGCAAAGTTTCATAGCAGGTCGAGTGTCGTCAATGGTTATGTTGACGACGCCCTCTGCTTTCTTACCCTTGTTCTCGACAAACCCCATGGTCCCTTTATCGTATTCGGGATTTCCGGGGCCCATTGCCACGACCTTGGTGATTTCGAAACCATATCGGTCATGCATCAATGCGGATACGTGCTTAGCTGCAGCTACTGTAGATTCGTGTAGACCCGGTTCTATTTCGGGTCCGGAAAATCGCGAAACGGTTTGTTCGTCTTTTCGAATACCCCAGTGCATGCCTTTCACACCGTGGTGTTCGATATCTCCCGAAGGAGACATACCCTTGATCGCTATCACGAATAGCCTCCTTTCGGGCTATAGCGAAGAAATGTTGTAAGCACCGCCACGACTCTGCTTACTGTAGTTGATCGTGGATCCCTGTCGGGGAAGTCCACGAGAAGCTGCAGCGTTGGCCCTTCGACGATTTACGTGCGCCTTGGCGGCAACACCCTGGTTGAGGACCTTGCCGCCATCGCTGAGGAGCATCTTTCCCACGGCAATACCACCGGCAACCGCAAGAGCGACAGCAGTATCTCGACGCTTCTGAGACTTCTCAGCCTTCTGAACAGACTTGCCTGTCTTCTCGACCCTTCGCTGAACCTTGTCCTCGAAGTTGTTGTCATTCCTTCGGGAGCGGATGATGTCGTGAACGTTGGCAGACCCATAGGCACGGAGAATATCCTTGACCTTGGCCTTACCGGTCGAGAGTCGTTCGATCTCGTCGCGAGCATTCTTCGCTGAGATAGCAGACTGAGCCTTAAGACCCCGCCTGACCATTCCTGTCTTGCTGTTGGTGCTCAGGGCGAAATGCTTCTCGACGAGAGTACCCTTACCCGCTGCTACTTTCTCGTGAACACGAGCGAAGTCGGCAAGCTGCCCTGTACGAGCCTTGCGAACGCCCCATTTCATACCCTTGACACCATAGTGAACAAGAGCGTCCGAATTGGGGGATTCCGAATGAATCATTCGAACGCCTCCTTGTTGAGCTTATAGGCGATAAAGGCATCCATCATCGCCGCTACGTTGTCGATCTTGGCGTCCTGACGCTTCTTGAGAAGCTTTCGGTTACCGTTAGTGTCTTCCAACGTGATGGCGTTACCCATCGCGAAGGTCATGAGCTCTTGATCAAATATGAGCAAGCGTTCGCCACTCAGAGCCTTAAGCTCCCCAAGCGGGACAGACTCTGTTCGCGCCCCCTGAATTACCTTTTCGATGCCGTATGGCCCGTTCTCCGCTTCCCAGCGGGTTACGAACTCCTTAGCGTTGTAGGGGTCGAAACCAAATGCGCGCACATCATAGTCAGATTGTATGATGAACCTGTCGAGATCATCATAGACTTCCATCATGTCGAGGATTGTTCCCTCGAGGACGTGCAGGCTACCTTCGCGGATAAAGTCGTCGTACTTCTTCCGCATAGCCATCTGGAGATTCACCAACGTCAGTGACGTGATGTAACTCCGGGTCTTGATTCCGAATCCTCCGTTCGAAAGAGGAAATAGGAAGGTGAACGCACAGAAGTCGTCACCCTGCGACAGGTCAGCACCCATAGAACAAGGCATACCGTCAAAGGAACGTCGACGATGAGGGAGTGTTTCTTCGTATGTGAAGAAGTACGTGTAGCCCTCCATCGGGATTCCGAACCGCTTGGCAAGAATATCGTTCCTTGCGGCCGGAGCTTTCTCGGCCCGTTCCACGTCTAGCTGATAGACGTCGTATGTGACGGTCTTTCCAAGATTGGGATTGGCTTTCAACCATGTCGCTGGGTTGCCGACTTCCTCAAGTTCATCCAACTTGTAATGCCAGATCGAAATATGGGGAGCCTGATACTCTCCCTTGAGGATGTCGGCAAGCTCCAGCTTGATGGTGTCACCACTACCGTTTCGAACGGTTCCTTCTGAGCTGACAGCTATGATCAGGTAGTCATCCAGCTTCGAGGCACCCTGTTCGATGGCACCAATGACATCTTCACGGAGATCGCCAGATAGCCACTCATCTACAGTGGCCACCTTGGTACGAAGTCCCTGAAGTTTGTTGATCGTCATAGGACGAACTTCGAGCATCGAACCCGTCAGGAAGTTTTCGACACCCTTTTTGGTCGCAGCAAGCTTAACTCTGTTCGCTTTTGAGCCAGTTGTGTTCTGAAGTGATCCTTCTGTCAAAAATGCAAAGAGAGGACCACGACTCCGAGTGATCGCAGTACGAATCGGTGACATGACCTCTTCGGCCTGCTTCATTGTCGGAGCAGTTGTGATCTGATGCGTCGTAGAGGTGTCCACATTGAGGAAATAACTCTGCAGACAGGACTCGTAAAGCGACTTGGCGGCACCTCGAGCGACGATAAGGTACTGCTTGGTTGTCAGACGCTTCTTGATGGTCTTGTCGACATAGACGCCACCGCGATTGTTCGGAAGAGGTTCATAGACGCTTCTGTTGACGTAGTAGTACCAACAGAATATCTGTTCTGCCCACAACTTGAACGTGTCAAGTAGGTGTAGATCGCTTCCGTCAGTAAGCGTCAGTTCGTTTTCGCAGTATCGAATGAAGCCCTCGGTAGGACGAGGATCGTAGTAGATGTTCGGGTTGGCGATGAGTGCGTCGATTCGGTTCATCTCCATGGAAATTTCCCGATTGACCGGAATCTCACCACGCATAACCGCTTCACGAAACTGACCGTAATAAATTGGCGTTGCCGTGTTCGAAAGAGTCATCGTCTACCCTCCAATCTACTTACCAGAGGGCAACATGTTCGGAACGAAGACCCTGGCGCCTGCCGCGGCCGCCGCTGTCCCACCACCGCTCACGTAGGCGAGTCCAACACTGGCTACCTTGCCTACGTGCTTTCTGATGAACATACCGGTGGGGGATTCCGCGAACTTGCGGGCCTTTTCGATGGTCGCGCCGTAAGCAAGAATCTTCTTGACCTGCTGGTGACCGGAGTCGAGAAGTTCACGATGTTCGTTCGTGAGGTTATGATACTGGTTCTCCATGTTCATACGGTTGATAACCGTCTGGAGTTCCTTGTTGCTCAGAGCCCGAGTTCCATGAGCCTGGATCTTGACCTGAGCGTTCTCGACTGTTCGTGCGTCATCAGAGGCCCTAGCCCTCGCCGGGGTCGCCACTGCATGACCGGCGGGATCGTGGGTGACTCCCCACTTCATACCCTTGACGCCGTAGTGTGTCAGACTACCGGAATTGTCGGATCGATCCACTTTTCACCTTCTCTCAGGACACTCATTCGGAACTCGAGCTCCTTGATCTGTTCCTGGTACGACTGAATGACGAACGATGTACCCGGGGGATCGAATAGAAGACGAACTCGAAGGTAGACATAGGACTTCACGAAGTTGTAACGAGGATCTTCCCCGAGAAAGACTTCCCACGTGGGTCCGTCATCCTCTATCAGGAAGCCTTCGTCTCGTCCTATCCCCAACTGGTTCAGCGTGGCGAAGACCGAGTTGATGTGAAGCAGAATGTCCAGATCAAAGCTTGGGTCATCAGGAGCCAAGCCGACAACCTTCTTGACACTGTTGAGTATGCTTTGTGGCACGTGGGAAACCTCCTCTCATTTTGACGCTACCGGGTGTTCTCCCGGACGAGGCGGTTGACCTCGCGCTGAACATCGATGGGGTTGTAGCCAGCTTCCTTCAGCTTCTTGGCTCGATCGGGGTTGTTGCCCCAGAGACCGCGATAGACCTCGTTGGCGACCTGCTGAACGGTCTTCTTGCCGGTGGTCTTGTGGAGCTGACGGTCGACTTCCTTCTGAACCTTGCCGGGGTCGTAACCGTCCCTGAGGAGGGCCTTGACTCGAGCTGGACCGTTGCCGTAGTCACCGTGGATGACCTTCTTGGCGACTTCCTCGATCGACAGCTTGCCGCCCGTGTTGGGGGTGGTGGGGGTCGAGGGGGAGGAGGGGGTGGTCGCAGCCTTCTTGAAAGTGTCGAAGGCCTGCTGAGCCGCCTTGAGGATCTTCGGGTACAGCTTGTCCATGTACGGACCGGCGCAGTCGGTAGCCGACCAGTGCTTGTGGAAGAACAGGTTGTTCTTGGTGGGTCGAGCGCCGATCACGTGGTAGAACAGCCAGCCCGCAAGGCGAGCAGAGCTCTGCCAAGTGGCGTCAGCGACCTCCCACTTGGGGCCGCCGGTGATGTTGGCGTTCTCGATCGAGATCGTCTCACGGTTGCCCTGTGCATTGCCGACAGCCCAGGCGTACTCGTTCACCTTGACGTACTGCGCGACAGCCCCGGAGGAGTCGACGTCGAAATGCGCCGAAGCCGGGCGGGTCTTCCAGACGCTGAGAACGCCCTCGTGGGACAGACGGCCACCATTGTGGTGCATGGTGACAGAAGTCTTCTTGTAGCTCGTGTGGGTGACGTGACCCGTCGCACTGAGCTGGTCGATCAGATTCTTGACGTGCCGGTCGTACTTGATGGTGGCGGTCACTTGCCGTCCTCCTCAACTTCGTTGTCACCGTCGTGGTCGTTCTCGACGTCGCCCTTGGCAAAGGAGACGAAATCGCTCGGAGGGAGCTCGTCCTCAGAGTCGAAACCGGGTCCGTCCTGCGTCTCACGCTTCAGAGCCGCGGGAACGTCTTCCTCGTCGTAATGGGGCTTGTCTTCGGTCATTGCCGCCTCCTTAGAAATGTCTGTCACCAAAGCTTTGTGTCGCCTGGTCTGCGTTCAACGATCCTTCGGGGAAGAAGTCTCTCGTTGCCATAGTGGATGGCATTGTGAGTTCTGTGTGTTACGCAGATCAAATTCTCGGGATCGAGAATTCGTGGATCGCTAAGCTCGATGTCGGCTACGGTCATCGGATTCAGGTGATGAATGTAGATTGACTCGTTGATCTCGTAACCATCGATCCCTAGGTCACAACCATTGTCACGGACAATGATCGCATGACGAAGATTACGCCATTCTCTGGACCTGTAGAACTGCTGGTTTAGATAACGATCGAATCCGAACGTGGCCGTTCCGACTTCTCCGCGAAGAGCTAGGTACTGAAAGCGTTCCAACATGGTTGGTAGACGGACGAGTTCGGAATAAGTCCTATTCATCCTGAGGCTCTTCAGCGTCGTAGCCAGAGTAAGAGCGAAGTGCGGCTATGACCTTGAGATAGCCGTCTTCCATACGCTGCTGTGACTCCATGGCATCTCGCTTGGCTTTGAGTAGCGCGTTCTCACCGCGAAGACGTTCTTGTTCGAGGAGTTCGCGACTTGAGCCGAGCTTCAGGTAATGGGTTATGACCTGAGCGGAGGCTGTGCCGTCTTCCAACTGTCTCTCAGCGAGGTCCGCAGCCAAAGAGATCAGTTGGTTCTCACGACCCTCTGGAGTGGTTGCGGGCCGTCGCCTTGGACGCTGGGCTTGCGTATCAGTTCTGACGGGTTCGCCACCAGTTCTTCTATACCTAGGCATGGTTTGCACCCCCTTTCAGTTGGGTTCATGACAAGTAAGGAAGAGTCCTCCAGAGGCTTTCTCAAAGCGGGAGCCAGGTAAACCCGCCATGCCAAGTGAGAAAGCCTCAGGGGAACTCTCCCCGGGGTGAAAAGTTTGTGCGAAAAGTTCCGCCGGGGGAAAAATATAG